TCAACCCTTGCGCGGCGCCATGCCCAGCGTGGCCAGCAGCCCCGCGCAGGCGTCTTCCACCAGGTCCAGCACGTCCTCGAAACCCCGGTCGCCGCCGTAGTAGGGGTCGGGCACTTCGCGCGCGGAGTGCTCGGTGCAGAAGTCCGTCAGCCGCTGTACGCGGTGCCATTCGGACTCGGGGCAGATCCTGCGCGCTGCAGATTCGTTGGCGCCATCCATCACCAGCACCTGGTCGAATGCCGTGAAGTCCTCGGCCCGCAGCTGCCGCGCGCGCTGCTGCGAGAGGTCATAGCCGCGCCGTGCGGCATGGGCCTGGGAGCGGTGGTCGGGTGCCTCGCCCACGTGGTAGCCGTGCGTGCCTGCAGAGTCCACTTCGATGCGGCCCGCCAGGCCCGCGTCGGCCACCATTTTCTCGAGCACGCCGTGGGCCGTGGGGCTGCGGCAGATGTTGCCGGTGCAGACCATGAGGATTCTTTTCCTCTTTGTAGAATGGCATGTGTTACCTAATTGTTCCCTAATTTGTTCCATATCCCATCCTGTGGATAACATGCACTACGACACCTTCACGCGCACTGGCTCGATGCCTCGCGGGTCGGCGTAAATCGCGGCAGCGCTCTCCGATTTGTGGCCTAGAAGTGCCTTGGTGTCCACGTTGCCCTGGGCCATGTATGTTCGCTTGGACAGGGAGCGTATCTCATGGAACGTGGGGGCATTCTCTCTCGTGATCCCCGCGAGGTCGCGCGCTTCTGTGAAGGCCTTGCTGATGCGGTCCACGAATACTGCGCTTCCAGCCTCAACGCCGGCTCGATAGGTCTTGCGGTGATGCACCACATACTTGCTGACCACGTTTGACCGGCATGCAGACAACGCATCCAGAAGCGTCATTCCCATCGCATCCATACGCAGTGACAGCGGTATCTCCAGCCAAATTCCTGTCTTCGCGCGATTGATCGTCAGAAACTCCTTGCCAATGGCTTTCCGTTCCAGTTTGGACACGGTGTCTCGGTCCATGCCAGAGATCAAGGCCACCAGCATCGCGCCCGGCAGCCATGGCGCGATCTCTGGAGCCTTATCGAGAATCATGCGGAACTGGTCAAGCGTGAGGCGGCTGCGGGATGTCTTGGCCACCGGCTTGGAGATTGGATCCACAGGGTTCTCATCCATCCACCCGAGCGCTCGCCCTCGGCTGCAGACGGCATGCAGCCTAGATCGCAGCGCTTGAGCTGATCTCTTCCTGCCGGCATCTGCCTCGTCCTCGATGAACTTCGCGCAGTGAGCCACCGAAAGGCCGCCGCATGCAATCTGCCCAAGGCCTTCGCGGATCTTCTTGTCGAGAGAGCGGTTGCTTTTTGCCGTGTTGTAGACAGGGCTGGCTGGCATCTTGTCGAGCAAGTCGGCAATCGTGTTGTCCTTGCCCTGGATGCGATCCAGCAACGCGGGCTTGTCAGACAGCACGAATGCAAGCGCTTCGTTCGCCTCGCGTTTGGCCTGGGCAATTGAGACGCGGCCGATTGCCAGATCCTTGCCTGTTGCGGGGTTGCGCCAGGTGAAGTATCCGGGCCGCGGCTCGCGTAGTCCTGCAGGCCAGTCCCTGCGAGATCTGTCCCTTGGCCTTGCTGCCATGTCATGCCGCCTTTCTTACGCGATCCAGTAGTGTCTGCCGCTGGTTGTGGTCGATGGGGCGCGCGTCTTCCTGCACGTAGTAGAACTTCCCCACCTTGACCGGCCTAGGCTCGATCTTCCCATCACGCACCAGACGGCGCAGCGTCCAAAGGCTGGGCACAGGGTCAAAGTGACGCGCAGCCCAATCCAGAAGTTTCACTCGTTTGCTCATTTTGTCCTCACTGAGAATGCGCGGCCCGTTGGCTGTTGGTGCTGATCGCGCGGGGGTGCTACTTGATGATGTTGGCCAGCTCGCGCAGGAGCCAGACCTTTGGCGCGAACCAGACCAGGGCCGCCAGGCGTGTTGCGGTCACGAACGCGATCACGGAATAGATGCCAAGGCCGGTGGCCACGACCCCGGTCAGCAGCGATAGGAAGGCGCGGTGCGCCTTGAAGTCGAGCGCGATGCCCGAGTGCACCAGCAAATGCTTGATGAGCCACGCCGCGACCAGCAGGCCCGCAGTGGGCATGATGATGTCGATGATGGCCTGCGCGCGGCCGTAGGCGATGTACTGCTGCGCCACGCTTGGCAAGCGGTCGAGCCAGAAATCCCCTGTGGATGAGGCCTGGCCGTGGATCGCCGCGATGATTTGGGCGAGCTGTCGCTGAAGTTCTTCCTTCATCTGGTTCTCCAAAAAGAAAGCCCCTCGGCGAGGGGCTGTGTTTTGCGATTGGTTCAGGTTTCGAGCGATGCTGGAAGCTTCTGGTCCAGGCCCGTGCGACCCTCCCCGCCCAGCGCCTCAGTCAGGTTGGGGATGAGCTTCGACAGCTCGCCCGTCGTGATTGCCACATCGGCATCGAAACCGCCATCGCCCTGCGACTGACCCACCATCACCGCATCCAGCATTGCCACCTTGCGCAGTTGCAGGCCCTCGGTCAGCACGAAGCTCACGCGGCCATCCCAGGTCAGCGCCAGGCGGGTGGGCAGCTTGCCGTGCTCGATGTGCTGGCGGACCTCGGCGATATCCAGCGGATGCCGGCCGTAGCGCACGACGGCCTTGGAGTCGTCCGCTGCCTTGAGCTCGCACTCGCGGTCGATGGAGAAGCCTGCGGGCGGCTCTTGCGTGGTCAGCCAGTGCGCCATCGCGGCCTGGGCGCTGGTCTGCGTGTCCAGCAGGGCCAGCGCAAAGCCGGTCAGGCCCTCGACCAGCGCGCTGACCACCTCATCGGCGCGCGCCTGGCTGCCGGTGTCCAGCACCAGGATGCGGGCCTTGGGGTCCAGCCAGACCCACATGGCCCCTTGCTTGGTGAAGGCCATGGGCAGCAGGTCCAGCTTGGCCTCGTCCTTGAGGTCCTTCTTTTCCTTCTTGCCGGGCTTGCGGCCTTCGGTGGCCTCGATGTGGGCAGCCTTCTCGTTGACGCGGCGGTTGAGCACGCTGGCCGGCATCATCTTGGCCTCGGTCATGAAGCGGAAGATCCACTGGCCGCCGATGTTTTCCGCGAGCGCGCCGTGCTCTTCGCCACGGGGAGGCCCCCAGCCGGCACTGCGCTCCTGAGTGGGGCCGCATTCAGCGAACGGAGACTTTGCAAGGGCCGCTTCCAGAGCGCCGAAGTCAGCGACCCAGGTGGCCGCGATACGGTAGATGATCAGATTTTTGAACATGTGGCTATCCAAAGAAAAAGCCCCGACTAGCGGGGCTGGGGTTGGTCAGGATGTGATTTGCTCCAGGGCCATTTCACCGAGCTTGCTCAGGGTGAGCGGCTTTCTCTGGATGGCGGCCTTCTTGTTCGGCGTGACAGTCATTTGGCTATCGATCACAGCTATCTCCCCTGTATCGGACCTGTCTTCGCCCACCCAATACAAATAGCCGTTGGCCTTGACCCCGATGGAATCGAGATGGCGAAGCAGCCACGTCATCCACTCGTCATAGCTGTAGAACTTCTCGCCCTCATCCCAGACGATGTACTGCAGGTCTTCTGATGGCACCCACTGGAGATAGCTGCTTGGCCGCTGTCCCTGGATCAGATCGGGGTCCTCGTTGAACTGCAGCAGAGTCTTGGCCTCTTGCATGGTCAGCGCGCGGCTGAGCGCCAGGGCGCCGGTGAATCGTGTCGTGTATCCCATGTCATCCCCTCAAATGAAAGAACCCGCTGGTGCGGGCTCTGGTTGCTGGTCCTGTGGCTCTTGCCACCTGTCGCGCTTGTCGCCGCGCTCGCGGGCTCGCTTGCTCATGGCTTGTCCTTCATGGCTCGGATGGCGTCTGCCAGGTCGTTGCAGGCCTTCTCATAGGGCCAGGACTGGTCGCGGAAGAACTCGCGCGGCACGTCCTGGTCGTCGCAGATCTTGGCTGCTTCCTCCAGCGCGCACCTCCTGGCCCACTCGACCTTCTCCTGCTCGGTCAGTGACGATCCTCCGGTGATGCCCGGCAGCGGGCCGGCGGCCTTGGATGTGAGGCCGGCGCGGCCCTCTTCGGTCAGGTGCAGGCGCGTGACACGCACGGGGCCGTCTGCAACCACCTCGCGGCTGGCGATGAGCGGATTGGGCCTGGGGATGATGCCGAGCGCCGTCTCAATGGCGGCATCAGCGCAGTCCCAGACCTGGTGCTTGTGGTCCACATCTTCGAGCGCGTGGTCGCATCTGTCCTCGTGCTCTCGCATGACATCCCAGATCGCGCGGGCGACATCGGAGCGCAGCCGCAGGAGGTCGTCATCGCTCAGCGGCAGCGGCTTGCGCGCCTCCAGCTCTGCCCGAGCTATCTGGGCCTGAACGTACTCCGTCATCATCTTGCCGATGTCAGCCCAGTTGTCCGCGTGGCGTTCGATCAGGTGCCATGCGGTGATCGGATCGACCTTGCCCCACTCTTGTGATGCATCCTCGACTGTTGGCATGGGCCGTTCGGCACGCAGGGCCGTGATCGCGCGGCACGCTGGCTCCAACAGCTCTGCCGGGCTGTGGTCTCCCTGCCAGTCGTTGCTGCCGGTGGCTACGTTGATGGCCTCGATGAGCGGCAGTGGCACGCCCTGGAAGCGGCCGAGCTTGCCTTCCAGCTCCTGGATGCGGTCCAGTAGATGCAGGACGGCGCCCGGCGATGCGGCCCGGTGCCACGCCTCGTTCTCGCGCCATTTGTTGCTGTCGATCGGGTGCGTGTAGATGTGCTCCCCATTGCCTTCTGCAGCCTCGGCCAGGGCGCGCAGGTCGGGTGTTGGTGCTGTGGTCACGGCGTGGCTCCCTGTTTCTTCTCAGAGGCGCGCAGCTTGCGCTGGGCACGCGAGCGAAGGCCCTGCGCCTTCTTCTTTGCCTCGTCGCGGCTGGATGCCCAGATCTGCCATGTCTCGCTTTCGCTGTACTCGGCATCTGTCGGGCGCCCGACCGTAGACCAGCCCCCGTTCGGGAAGCGCGCGACGGTCCAGAGCTTTTGTTTTGGGCGGATGGTGAGTGCTGTGGTCACGGGGTCTTTCCTTTGCTGGCAGCCTTGGCGCACTGGGCGCCGCACACGGGGCAGTTGATCTGCAGGAAGTCGCCATCGCGCTGGTCGAACACGAATTTGGCCTCGCGCTGCTCGAACTCGAAGACGGTGGCGCATTCGCGGCAGGTGCACTGGTGAGTGCGGGTCTCTGGCAGCTTGCCCTGTTTGATGATCTTCACGATGCAGGTCCTTTCTGCTGCGCCTGGGCGCGCTGTGCTTGCTGGCGGGCCTTGAGCGCGGCCTTGTAGCTGGCCTTGGCCTCCTTCTTCGTGGTGGCCCACTGGCCCTGCACGTCGCGGTAGCTGTCCCAGTCACCGTCCCAGACCGTGCGGTACATGCGGTGTTCCAGGGTTCCGTCGAGGACGTAGCCGCGTTTCTCGAACTTCGGCAGCCGGCTTCCGCACAGCCACTCGCGGAACGTGCAGCCGGTGTCCGCATCCAGCCACTGGCGGTACTGCGTCTGCTTCTCGGGCGGGGGTGGTTCGGGCAGGTGCTCCAGCGCCAGGGCGGCGCCGGCCGTGGTTGTCACGAACACAATGTCGCTGGTATCGCAGAAGGCTGGCGTGCGGGCGCGGGCCATGAGGCCCAGGTGCTCCAGCTCTTCGAGGTCGGGCATGTCGTGGTGGCCAGGCCCGGCGAGGAAGTGATTGCGGAAGGATCGGCGCTGGTACTCGCTCAGGCCGAGCGTGTGCTGTAGCAGGCGTACCTGCTGGGGTGTTGCGGTTTGCATCAGCTCTCCTTGTGCCCAGTGGGGCGCTTAGCGGCCTTGCGAGCCTTCCGTGCCTGGCGCGCAGACAGTTCGCCGCGAGCGGCCTTTTTTTGTGCCTTGGCATCGGCTTCTGAGCGACGGCGATCTGCGATGCCGGTAAGCGTGGTGGTCATGTCCACGGGCTGGGTTGCCTGGGAAAGCAGCCGCGCCATGGCCGCGCTGACGAGGAGCGATTTATGCCGCATCGCCTGTCCCCTTGGCTGCTGCCTGGGCTGCGATGGCCGAGTCCACAGCAACGGGGTCGAACAGTTGATGCGCGACCGAGAACTCGATCCAGTTGCCGCTGGCGTCATCCACACGACGGATGTTCCCCCGAGAGTCAATGTGGAATGACCATCGCGGAATCCTGCACAGGCGCTGGCGCACGGCCTCGAAAGCCGCGTCGCGCTCGGCCGTTGCATCCACTGCAGGCGCAGCAGGTGCTGCAGGCATGAGCGGCCAGGGCGCGCCGATCTTCTCCAGTACCGCCTCGACCTTGGCCCGCGCCGCATCGGTGATCGTGTTTTCCCCGGCGCCCACATGCACCACGTCCATCGCCACGGCCTGCAGGGCGGCCTGCATTTCCGCCTGGACTGGTTCGGCAAGAACCTTCTGGGCCAGCAGCTCGAAATAGCGGCCCAGCCACTTCTTGAGGCGGTCCATCATGATCTGCGGGCCGTATGCCACCTCTTCGGGGTGCTGGCCATCGTGGGTCAGGATGCAGGGCACCCAGCCGCTCGGCAGCACCGAGGGCGCAGCAGGTGCTGCCAGCATCTGGTCAATGTCCGCCGCGAACTCGGCAGGCGTGACGGTTGGCATGGCATGAGCCCGGCCGTCGCCCATCACCGCCATGGCACCGGCATCGGTGGCCCGGCACACCTCGAAGCCGTGGCGCTCGGGGAGCGTGGCCCCGGGGCGGATGTAGCAGAGCACATCGTCGGGCGCAGCAGGTGCTGCCGCAACGGCGCGGGCCGCCTGCCATGTGAGCGCGGAAACATGCCCCTGGTCCCACCAGCGCCCCGCTTCTTCCTTGCCGTAGGATCGCGGGAACTTGCCAGTCAGAAACTCGATGTATGCCGCGCGCTCGTTGACCGAGGGCCCAGCAGGTGCCTGGGGCGCGGTGATGTGAGCCCATTCCGCTGCTGCCCAGCGGCGGACAAGTGCGGAAAATTTCGGCCCGAACAGGCCTGAAGTTAGGTCATATCCGCCATCCTTTTCGTCTAATTCAAGCGCGGCGATGATCTCTCCAGCCAACCCCGTGACAGCCATTCCAGGGGCAGCTGGTGCCTGGGGCGCTGCTGCCGCGAGGTGCAGGGCAGTCGTCAGCCAGTCGGGGCGCCGTGGTGGCTCATCGCAATCCGCTTCTGCCTGCTCGCGGTAGATGGCATCCAGCCGGATCAGGGCGTCAGCCACGATGCGGGCCGGGGCTGCAGGCGCTTCCAGGGCGGGCCCAGCCACAGCGGCAGGAGCTGCCGGCTCCTCGATCTGGGCCAGGCACCGACCCTGCATCGCGGCCAGGTGGTCCTCATGGCGCACATACGGGCCGCTGGAGTGGGGATTCATGATGGTGCCGTGGATGGCAAAGCGTTGGATTGCTGTCATGAGGCTTCCTTGTTGAGCAGCTTCCAATGCGCTGCAGTGGTGTTGATGACGTGGCCTGCGCGCTGCAGCAGCAGCGGGCACTGGGGTGGGGTCGGGGTCATGAAGAAAAAAGCAAACCCGCGCGATGCGGGCTATTCAGGGAAGAGAGGGCATCACGCAGCGGATGAAGGTTTCCGCTTGGACCGCGTTGATCGCGTTGCCGTAGGCGCGCAGTCGTCCCACTCGGGAGGGAGCCCCATGAGCCAGCGGGAATGTGCCGGGTTCAACTGGCCTCCACTTGCCATCCCTGCAGAGGAGCCAGTCAGCATCCGTCCATCGGCCGTTAGTCGGGCCGGCTGGCTCGCATCGCTGAAGGCAAGCTTCACAGAAGCAGGCAAGCCCATTGATGCCTTTGCTCCGTTCGGCATCTGGCCCGTCATAGAGACCCCTTGCCGGAAACCCTGCCCTCCGATCCCATCCGATGCCTTCGGCGTCTGCCAGCCGGCTAGGTTCGCCGCATGGTTCAACGTGATGTTGGGCGTCGTGGCATCGATCGAGGGGCAGCGCAGTGCGTCCGTGCTGGTGGGCGTCGGCCAGCCCGCAAGCCGCGCCACCTCGTTCAGTGGTCGCGCGTTGTGGGTCAGGTCGTTTCCGGCTTCGTTCGCGCCCTTCCAGTCCCTCGCCTGAGGAGTTGGCCAGCCCGTCAAGCACGCTGCAGCAGCCAGATCCGGTCCATGGCTGCGCATCGCCTCCATCAGTCCGCCCTCGAAGGTGCGCACGCCCTTTTCGGCCAGTGCTGCCGTGGGCGTTGGCCACCCAGTAGAGCCGGTCGCGGATGTGCGGAGCACCGACGCCCGCAGACGGGAACGGGACCGCTGCGACCCCGTATTCCAGGCCTTCCAGGTCATCTTGTACAAGGTCGATCCAAGGGTCTGCGTCGCGGCTCGCAACCTGCTCTCCAAAGACGACTGCAGGGCGGCACTCTTGGATGAGCCAGTGGAAATGCGGCCAAAGGTGCCGCTCGTCATCAAACCCAGCTCCCGCGCCTGCCGCGGAGAAAGGTTGGCACGGGCAGGAACCAGTCCAAACAGGTCGGTCGTCGGACCAGCCGGCGCGCCGCAGGGCCAGGCTCCAAACCCCGATTCCGGCGAAGAAATGGCACTGCTTGAATCCGCGCAGGTCGGAGGGGTGAACATCTTCAATGCTCCTTTCGTCCACCACACCAGGCGCGATGTGCCCGGCAGTGATGAGGTTGCGCAGCCACTGGGCCGCGTACGGGTCTATTTCGTTGTAATAACTTGCCATGAGCGCAGGTACTCCACTGCCTTCAATAGCAATTCAGGGTCATCCCGGAATTTGCCAATGCCGTGATTGCAGTTGTCGCAAAGCAAGCCCCTCACACACTTCCCGCAAGACTTTTCATTGGGGCAGCAACTGTGGTCATGGTCCACAGCCAGAGCGCGACGTGTGGTGTTGTTCACGCCGCCGCAGATAGCACATCCGCCACCCTGTAAAACGAGCTTTGCTTTGTATGCTGGTTCATCGATCCCGAAAAGGCGTTTGCGGCGGCGATGATTCTCTGCAATGCGGCGGCTGTCCTGGTTCTCCTTTTGCCATCGTTTTGCCTTCAGATCTGCGCAGACAACACACGCTCTCGTAGATACGTATCGCTCTGCTACATGCCCAGATAGGCATGGTTTCCCAGTGAAATAGGTTGATGCCCCTGAGGCTCTGGCTGCCTCGAGTTGCGGGAGCCTTGGCATTTAGTGCACTCCTTGGTTGTAGTAGGCGGGCATGGCTGATTTGGGACAGAAAAAAGCCCTCGCGGCATACCGGGAGGGCTTCGGGGGTGGGAGTGTCAGGCGCTGGCGTCGAGCCGGTTTTTGATCTCAGTCACCTTGCGGTGGTACTCGTTGGCTGCGTAGACCCGCTCCAGGGCGTCACGCAGTTCACGCCGCGTGCACTGCTGCTGCATCTCATTGCAGATGCGTATTGCCTCGTAGATTGAGTCGTACTCTGGCTTTGAGGCTCCCCAGGTCTGTGCGCGGTCGTGGCGTGCGCTGATGGAGCGCATGGCGTCCTGCGCGGCCACCATGGCAGGCTCGGCATCAGGGAAGTGGTCGCCAGCCAGAAACCTGCCCCAGTTGATCCGCAGCGTCAGCGTGTGCCACGTCGATTCGTCTGCGGTGCCTTCGATAAGCGTTGTCGCGAGGCCGAGCGGAACAAGCTGCAGCTGCGTTTCGTCTGCCGCGTTGAAACGGATGTTGATGGGCAACTGGATGTGCCCAGCGCCAAGTACAGGGCGCCGCTGTTTCTTTGCCGCGCGGCGCTGGGCTCTGTTGAGTTCCATGATTGCCTCAGCTGATGACGAGTCGATCTTTGCGGATGATCTGAGCTCCGCTGACCGGCTGGCCTGCCTTGATGGCAGCCTTGATCTTGGTCTTGCTGGGTTCCGGTGGTTTCGGCTCATTGCAAAGCTCTGGCGGGAACTGATAGCCATCAGCCAGCACAACAACCTCATCACGCCCGAAGTAAAGCTTTGCGCCGAACAGGCCGTTTTCGTGCTTGATCTCGGTGATGCCGGTGGCCTGCATGCAGTCAGCCATGTATGCCTTGAAGCGGACAAGGCGATCTTCCCGGGCCTTCAGCTTCTCCTGCATCTGCTTGAGCATTGCCTTGGCTGCAGCGATGTTCACTTCTTCATCCTTCGCATATGCCACGCACGCCACAGCCTTCTGCTCGAACAGGGCGACACTGCCTGCGTAGGATTCGGAGATTTCTCCTGTGTCCGGATCGATCTCCCCCATGGCCTCGCGCACTTGCTGCGCGGCATCGAACAGAGTGATGTTCATGATTTCTCCAAAAGAAGAGGGCGCCGAAGCGCCCCTTACGCATCAATAGGGAAAGTCGTCATCGCTCGGGGCAAAACCAGCGTTGGCTGGATGCCCAGCAGGCGGACCGCCGTTTTGCGCATGTCCGGCGCTTTGGCGTGGCGCTGGGCGGTTCTTCAGCGGGCGATCTGCCAGCATGGAGACCAATGCATCCAGCTTCTTCGCTTGCGTTGCGCGGTCCAGGATCTCGGAGGCAGTGAAGCCGGTAGCCGCCTCGAATGGCGCGACAAGCTCCAGGCGCCATCCTGTTTCGCCAGTCTTTTGTCCGTCGCGCATCTTTTCGTATTCCGTGTTGACCAACACCAAGCCGATGGGCTTGCCGACGAGATCGGGGAACACGTCTGCTTCTTCCTTGTAGCGCTGCTTCGACTCGTAGTCGTAGCGTTCGACCTCTGCACGGCCCTCAGACAGGGATTTCAGCTTCATGCAGGCCATGATGGCGTTGACGGCCTTGAAGCCTCCCAGGTACTCGTTCTGGGAATTCATCGTCCAGATGTCGAAGCGCGTGGTCTGCTTCGAATCCGTCTCGAATGTGAAGCCGATGCCGTGCGTTCCTTTCTTCGTGCTCACCAGCTTTTCGGCCCTGGTGAACTTTCCCTTGTACTTCCCCGTTTCGGACAGGTAGTTGCTGACGTTCTCGGCTTCACGAGCTGCTGATGTGTCGAGTTGGTACATTGCGCTTGGTCCTTTGCTTGGTGGCGCTTGGAAAAGAAAAACCGCCCTGTTAGGCGGTTTCGGTGGAGCCGTAGAACTCGCATATCTTCGAGTCCACATCGGCGAGATCGTTGGGTATGTGGTGATCCGGGAACATTCCCATTGGTGACTTGCAGCAGTCCTGGCCGTTGGTCTGGGTGGCGAACAGGTATTGCCCGTTGATCAGTTCGGTGCGCAGGACGATCGTGAAATAGCCTTCCGGGACAATCATGCTGTCCACCATCTTCCCCACCGTCTTCATCCTCACCTGCCCGGTCTCGTCGGTCTGGGTGTGCGTCATGATGTAGACGCGCCGGTGTTCAGCCAGCTTTCCAGCGGTTTGAAATACGCTCCATGCATTCTTGGCGATGTCTGTGAACTTGTCGTAGCCGCGCTCGTTGCTTCGGGATATCAGCTCGTTGATCAGCACGGCCTGATAGTCGTCAATCACGACGATTTCCTTTGTGCTGCCTTCCAGGATGCGCAGGATCTTTTCAGGGCTGTCGGTGCGGATTACGCTCCCTTGCGGGTTCTCTTTGCTGCAGGGCTTCCAGCAACCTGCGCGGAATGGCAGAGGCTTGTTTATGCACTGGATCAGCAGCGTCTTATCCGGGTCCAGGTTGCGCAGGCTCGTTGACTTCCCGCTGCCCGAGTTGCCGAGGATCATTGTTGCGATGGACATGGTTTTTTCCTTGAGTTGCTTGGGATGCTTGGTCGTGCTCTACCTGGCGGCAGGAGGCTTCCTCTGCCATGGATTCAGCGAGGTCGTAGTGATAGGCCATGGTGAGCTCGGTTGCGCTAGAAGGCGCCTGAGTTGATAAGGTGCGCGGCTGCGAGCCCGAACGCCACTGCGTTGAAGGCCAGCCAAGCGAATGCGTAGAAGAGGTGCTTCATGGCCGCTCCTTCTGCTGCAGCGCCGCGCGTCGAGTGCGTGTGCCGTAGTCGTCCTGCACATCCTGTTCATCGCGCCCGGTCGTCTTGGCGATCAAGGCACGCAGCCTGCACAGTTTTGCTTGCCCAGCCTCTGTATTCCGTCCATGCCATTCGTTCTGGAAGTCGCTGAGTTCCGTGTACTCGCGCTCAATTTCTGCGAGTAGCGCATCCCGCTGCTCCACCAGCTGGCGCGGCGTCAGGCCGGTTTCGTGGAACACGTTGCCAGCCTCGGCGAATAGGCTGGCTATGGGGTTGGCTTCAGCAAGACTGCTGTTCCGCCCGGGCTGAACCTGGGCGAAAAGACGGTTTTCAAACTGTTCCTCTCCGCGCCTCCAGCCTGCGTGTTGCAGCGTGTAGGTCCAATTTCCTTCCGAAAGCCAAGGCCCGGGCCTGGAGTTGATCGCTTCGCTCATGAAGGCTCCCTGGTCAGCAGTGCTGTGAATGCTTCCTGTGCTGCGCGCGCGGCTTCGATACTGGCGAAGACGCGGCCGTTCTTCTGCATGTCGGCAAAAGAATTCCTGTCGCGCTCATCGTCAAACCACGACAGCTCATGTCCCGTGTCAGTGACGAAGTAGCCAGGACCGGACTTGATGGGCGCCTCGATCTCGCGGTCGCCTACCGTGATGGTCTTGGGCTTGATGCGGAATTCGTAGCCGTCGATCAAATCTGGGCAGGTGACAAGGTATCCCGCAAAATTCGAGCATCTTGTGGAAATGTCAGCCCAGTCAGCGAACTCATGGCTAGGGTGCTTGAACTGCACAGTCTCCCCATCTGCGATCCAGCGCAGCACTTGCGCGTGCGGGTGCTCTTTCTTCATGATGTTCTCCAGGTGGTGCTGGCCATGGCCGCCAGGTGGCGGGCTGCAGCCTTGTCGATCACGGACTGCACAGCGGCGCGGGCATCGCGCTCCATCTGGCGCAGCTTCTGGCCCGGGTCCAGTGCCCGCAGCTCTGCGTCCTTGGCCTTGATTGCCTGGATTAGCGCCCGGCAACGACCTTCCTCGTGGAAGATGCGTTTCCACAGGTCGTCGTACTTGATGACTTTTTCGTAGTCGCGGTACGGGTAGACGCATCCCTGGTATGCAGACCGCAGCGCGGCGAATGCTTCGGGATCGCAGAGTGCGCCTCTGAAGACGTAGCAGCGCTTCAAGGATTCCACATTGGATATCGTGGCTTGGCGGAAGCCGTCAATGGATCCGCTCCACCAGTGGTCTTTGAGCTTCTGCACGGTGCCGTCCTTCATCGGGATCGTCAGCTCTCGCCCAGCGAAGGCCACGAATCGGCCACTGCCGTGCGAATAGACGAGCGCATCACGGAACGGGCCGTCGGAACCTATGTAGTCATTGCCTACGCGCTCATATGTCAGCTGCAGCGGACGGTTGAGCACCAGGGCCTCTTCATCGTTGAACTGGACCACGGCCACGACGGACAGCTGCGCCAGGGTTGTCGCTTCAGGCATCTATCTCTCCTTGAAACACGAAAAACTGCCGGCCTCGTAGACCGGGGTGAGGCCCTCGCATGCCCGTGCCGTGGCGCGCGCAATGCGCTGTTCCTCGGGCGTGGGCTGGGGCTCCTGTGCGCCGGCCTGGCTGCAGCCGTTCACGGCCAGCAGGAGCAGGGCGGTCAGCACCATCAGCAGCCAGCCGCCGGGCACTCCATCGGCATCCGGCTCATGCACCGGCCCGGGCCGCGAGCACTCGCGCAGGTAGCGGGCATCGGGATCGGGGTTGAAGGGCTCTGCCGGGGTCACTCGTTGCATTGCGGTGGCTCCTGAAAAGCGAAACCCGCCGGGAGGGGCGGGTTCTGGTTGGTGTTGGTTGGGTTCATTGGGGATCCAGCCCCTTCAACGCGGCATCGAGGGCTTCATGCGCCTTGTCGTACTTCTGGACACTTTCTGGGGACAACATGCCATGTCCACCTTCCAAGTCCCACAGGTGCCCATAGAGATTGCTCATCCCTTTAGCCGCTTCACATATAGCCTTGAGCTTTGCGTTCTCTCCCTGCAGCTGCAGGATTAGAGCTTCGGCAATTGCGGGATGCGCGGCGGCCTTTGCTGCGTCAAGCATTGCGGGCCTCCTGCATATCTTGGCGTGCGCACTGTGTGGCGAAGTCGCGCAGCCAGTCGTCAATGGGGCTGCAGATGGCCATGTAGTGACCTGCGCCCGCGATCTTCTTTGCCGTGGCGAACGGCGCCTTGTGCAGCGCCTCTTCCACGAACTCAGGCGCGAACGGCGGGCCGTAGTGCTCAAGGGTGTATGCATCAAGAGCAGCGTCCTCGGCGTCGTACTCGCTCTCGCGCGCGGCCAGAGCATCAGCGTCTCGGCTGGCGAGGCATGGGGGGCGGGCGTTCATGATTCCTCTGCCTCGACAAATGCGCCGTCCTCATCCAGCGCATACCAGACGTCGGGCTTGATTCCGTCCTGGCCGACCATCGCGGCTTTCACGCCAAGCAGGTTGCCGTCGTCGTCACGATGGGCGATCACGATGGCGCCACCGTCGCCAGCCATGGCCTTGCCGCACTGGCCGAGGACGGCGGACACAGCCCCCTCGCCAGTGGTCGCTGCGTTGGCCCGGTAGCCAGTGGTCGCTGCGTTGGCCCGGTAGCCAGTGGTCGCTGCGTTGGCCCAGTTGCCAGTGGTCGCTGCGTTGGCCCAGTTGCCAGTGGTCGCTGCGTTGGCCTTGTCTTCTGTGGACGCGCCAGGAGCACCAGCCGCATGCTGTTCGGCAATCAGCTTTTCGTCCGCGCCGGCAATCTGCGTCACCAGCTTGACCCGCAGTTCCGCGCCGATTTCCGGAAAGAGCTTGCCCATCAGCCAGTCAGCATCACTGCCACGGCCATCACGGACCAGATGCTGGTAGACCGGCACGAACTCAGCTTCGGCGAGCTTGTAGTTCTCCAGGAACCAGCTGTATCCAGACGAGCATGCTTTCCATGCTTTGACTCGGGCCTTGGTGATGAGGGTGCTTTGGGCTTCAGACATGATTTCTCCTGTGTGCGGCCCGCAGGCCAGAAACGAAAAAGGCCCTGCATTGCAGAGCCTGGGTGTAAAGAGCCGCGTGGTGCGCGTCACGTCGCTTGCGATCAATCCGACGCGCGCGGCTGAAAAGAGAGCCGTGTTCGCGCCTCAATCCCAGCATCCGACTTGCTGGGCGGTGGGAAGCGCGCGGCTGGAAAACCATCACAACTGCAACCGGCAGAGCTGCAGCACTATCCCGAGGGACCCAGTTGCAGATGTGATGGCCCTGGGCTTGCCAGGGCGAGGATCAGGCGCTGAAGACCTGATCAGCGTGACGCCTGCATGACTCGATGTCTTCCTCTGCCTCCAGAAGCACTGCAGGTTCCACTCCGGTATCGGTCGCCAGATGAAAACTGGCTTCCTCAAAAGCGATCTGGGCTGCCTCGTCGGCGTCATCGGCCTTGATCAGCAGGGTCATGTGTGCGTACGCTTTGACGCTGAAATACGGCATCTCTCATCTCCTTGGTGTGCCCCGGCTACGAGCCGGGGGAGGGGGTCATTGCCAGCCAGAAGGCAGCGCCTCATAACGCTCCCAGAACTTCTGAATCTGATCCGGCGTCATTGGCAAGGCCTTGACTTGACCTTGGTGCGAAGGTTCATACGCGCCGTCCCAGAGGCGCTCCTCTTTGAACACTTCTTGGAGATGAGGCTTGAGCGCCTTCATTGCGTTGGAAAGCATGTGCGTCATGAAACCGCCCTCTCCCGTGAAGAACTCAATGTCTTGGTAGATGTGAGTCATCTCCGTATGCAGGCGCCCCGTGGTCAGGTTGCGCAGTCTCTGAATGTCCATTGCTGCTCCTGTTGAAAAACCAAAGGCGCCGCGAAGGGCCGTGGCGCCTTTGGTTCTACCCCTGTGCGCCAGGGGCGGGCGGTTAGATGCCGCGCCGCAGTAATGCAGCGGGCTTCGTTCTGGCGATGAACTTGAGTTCCGCATCAAGCTGCTTTCGGGTCATCTTGTGCTTCGTCATTAGCTCCTGAGCGCGCTGGTCAGATAGCTGGGCAACCATGGCCAAAGCCTTGGTCTTTTTTGCGTCGAACTCGGACTTCCGCGCATCGAGTTCGTTGCGTTCCGAGATCGCCTTCTCACGCTTGTAGCGGTCAATCTGGCTGTCGATGTTCCCGCGCTTGGACAGCGGAACATTCAGTACTCCGTGATCTAGCATTGCTACTCCTTAGAAAAAACGAAGCGCACTCGGCGAATGCGCTTTGGTCTTTCCCCTGATGTCGTTCAGGGTGGACGGCTGGCATCTCCCGGTTTCCCGGCTCCAGCACGCGTTTTTGATCTAGCCCCAGCTGGGCCCGGCTCGCGAGTGTTGGTTCTCGCGCCACCTGTCTTTTGCTTCTGCCGACAGATCACAGGGGCAGGGCCTTGCGGCCTGTTCATCCTTCCTTGAGAGCTACAGAGAGATGCGGGCAGGGCTCGATACCTGCTCGTTCTGTTTTTGGGCCTGTAAAGGTTCCCCAGAGGTATTTCGACCAGCAAAAGCTGAAGCCCGAACGTCAGTCCCTCATCAGACGTGTCCATTCACGCCGCCGCATCTCTCTGTAGCCCTCTGTTGTTAAAGACCAGTCAGCGCCCGGCCGATCCCGTGACACCCGCCGCCGCAACACGCACGCCCCTTGAGGCTCGACCTGCCCTCTGCTTCCTGTCGGGCTTCCCGGCTCCGTATCGCTTGCCGAGGTCGTTTCGCGTTTGTTGCTGCGTCTGGGATGTAGTTTATAACCAGGGTTATCAGTGTGTCAATAACCGTGGTTATTCGTGGGCGCAAAAAAAAGCCCACCTGTTGCGTGGGCCTGACTTGTGGCGGTTGGCGGCTACCGTAGCTGCCTGCAGTTGCCGAATTCGCATCGGAACATCAGGGTGTCTCCGCTGGAACATGCGACAGAGTAGTTCTCGTAACCGGGTCCTGAGGAACTCAGGTTCGCGACGGGTGTGGCACTACAGGACTGCCTGTTGACGAGACCCTCCACAGCGCTCGAATAGCGCCCAACCTTGGGCTTGCCTTGGGTTGCCAGCGCAGGCGCTGTCGGCAAAGAAGGCTGGCTGCTTGTTGGTACGCGTTCAGAGGTTGGCGCATCTCGCCGAGGAAGTTGCACGCTCATGGCTTGGTCGATTGCAGCCCTGTACTCAGGGCTGATTGAAGCAATGATGTCGTTTCCAGACTGCGCGTTGAAGCGGACTTGCAGGACCCCGTCTCTTGCGGAAACCCATTTCTCCTGGCTGATGATGGCACCCACCGTCTCATAGTAGGTACATCCAGTCCTTGAGCAAGATGGCTCAGAAGATATCCTGTCAGCTGGGACGATATCTCCGCCGGAGAAGCTTGCGGTACGGTAGAAGCGCCAGCCAAAGATGTTGGACGTGTTGAGGTACAGCTGCCTTCTGACGTCTCCAGTCTTCTTGTCCTGAAAGGCGCGGATGCGCCAGGAGAAGTGATCTTTGAATAGGCCTACGCCAGAGGTCTCTGAGACGTAAGGACCGAGATATGTCCTGGAGCTGTCAAACTCGGAGTCTTGAACTTTGATCGCCGCCGCAACCTCGGCGCTCGTCTTGGGGCTTGGCGCAGCACATGCTGCCAAAACAAGCGCGGCCAGCACCGCGCCGGCTCTCGTGATCAGATTCATCCCCACTCCTAATTAATGGTCGCTACTCTGGCACCCACTTCCCGATGACAACACCGCAGATCGTTGCCTCTCCGTCAATCTCAATGATCTTCGGTTTCCAATCTGGGTTCAAGGCCCTCAAGAACTTTCGACCATCTTCTTCGAGGTACTGCTTGAATGTCGCTTGGCGCTGATCCTCAAGCCGAACGACAACCCTATCGCCTGGCTGAGCACTTCGCCCAGGGTCAACAAAGATAATGTCCCCAGGCTCATAGGTTGGCCGCATGCCAGGATTGCTCATGCTCTGGCCTTCCACATGGAGGCAGAAAGTGCTGGGGCCGTGGCGAACTGGGCATGGCAGCCAGTCTTCAGCATCGCCTGGCTGGAAGTTATCCAAGATCTCCGACCAGTTCCCGGCCTGAACTGATGAAATCAGAGGCACAAGATCCTGGCGCCTTAGGTCTGGATGGACTTTGCCTGACTGTCCCTGATGGGTTGGTTTAACACCTTCAAGCTCCTCGGCGGTCACACCTAGCGCTCTAGCAATCTTGCCCGTGTGCTTTGTAGCGCCGCCCTTCTCAATTTTGGCTATCGAAACCTGAGAGATGCCTGCGGCTTCGCCAAGCTGGGCTTGAGACCAGCCACGCATCTCCCTGAGCGCGCGAACGCGCTCTGCAAAAGTACTCACTGACATTCTTCAATCCTATAACCACGGTTGTTGACGGTCAAAGAACCGGGGTTATTGACTTTCATAACCTGGGTTATAAAATGGGTCTATGCATGACAAGAACCCATCTGCTGCAGCCCTCCGTGAGGCCATCTCCATCGCTGGATCGCAGTCAGCGTTTGGGCGTCTCATGGGCCACTCTCAGGCCCTTGTCCACAAGTGGCTGAACAGCCCCAACCCCCTCGGCGAAAAGCACTGCGTGAAGGTCGAGAAGCTCCTGGGCATCTCGCGAACCAAGCTGCGACCGGATGACTGGGAAGAAATCTGGCCTGAGCTAAAGCGCCGGAAGGCCAAGGAGAGCAGCCATGCGTAGTCCTGGTGCTATCGCCAGAGCAGCGCTGCTGTCAGTGCGACGACTGATCCGAGGAAGCATCCGGTCTGCACGCGGAAATACCAGGCAAGTCGTCTTTGCGGCAAGCGACGAAAAAGCCTGGGCTCGTCCCATCGAGTTCCTTGAGCTTCCTCCTGAATTTCTAGTTGCTTTAGGAACTCCGCGTCATCTAGCAGGCGCATCGCCTCAAGCCACTGCACAGCAAGTCCACTCAGCAGGCTCACTGCAAGCAACGCCCAGCCTGCCTGAAACGCAGTTTCAGCGAGATCTGGCCACGCAACACCTGGTTGTCTCTGGCTGGCAAGGCCAGCCATCAAAGCAAGCATGCCGGCCGAAGTCGTCAGCAGAAGCCGAGCGAAGTGACGGAACTCAGCAGCGTGCTCGCTCATGAACTGCTTTTGAAGTTCTTGTGTTGTTTTTGGTTGCATCTAGCGAGTTTCCTATCCCCAAGCCCTAAGGGCAACGTCCAACTAGACCGGAGAACAGACAAATGATGTGGATCGATGCATTGCGCACAGCAGTCAACCAGTACCCCGGAGGCCGTCCCGCCGTGGCGCTGAGGCTGTGCAAGTCCGACGAGGTGCTGCGCAAGGAACTGGCCAACACCTCCAGCACGCACAAGCTTGGCCTGAGCGACACCCAGCAGATCGTGGAGATGCTGAGCGAGCAGGGCATTGACTGCTCGGGCTTCAAGAGCGCCGTGGATGCTGCGTGCGTCTCGCCGACCACGGTCGCATCTGCTTGCCTGCACATGCTGGCTGCTGACAGCTCCAAGGAAATGGCTGATGTGGTTTCTGAGGTCGCCATGTCCCTTTCCGATCAGCACATGTCGGACAACGACCGCCGCCGCGTGGACCGCGAAATCCAGCAGGCCATCGAGAAGCTGACTTCCCTTCGTGCCGCTGTCAACGCGCGCCACGCCAAGGACAACGAAGGCCGCGCGGAGTGATCGCCATGAAGCCCACCGCATTCCACATCCCCAATCGCTCCGTGATGGCCGGCACAAGGCATCAGCGCCCGGTCAATCACACAGCTGGTCAATACATCCGCGTCGTCGGCCAGGCAGTCAGCCGCGCCGAGAGCGACCGCCGCCACGCAATGCGCAAGGCATCGATATGAGGAGGGCAAACAAAAAAGCCTGCGGCTGTTAGGCGGCAGGCGATCTTTGTGTCTGGTCTCGGTTGCACCCGGGATTCAGACGGTTCACGAAAAGACATGCGCATTTTATGGCCCACACGGCCAGCGCACAAGAGGAATCGAATGCAACGTGATGCAAGCAGGGAGGGGCGATGAACTACTACCCCTTCCATATCGGCGACTACATCGCCCATACAGCGCACCTCGATCCCATCGAGGACTGCGCATATCGCCGTCTGCTCGACGCCTACTACTTGAACGAGGGACCACTCCCGCCTGATGCTGCTGATGTCGCGCGCAAGATCCGCATGAAGGCCAATGCAGCGGACGTTGAGCGAGTGCTGAACGAGTTCTTCACCCTGACGGATGACGGATGGCTGCACGCTCGTTGCAACGACGAGATCTCCAAGATGAAGGAGAAGCAGTCGAAGGCTAAAGCGTCCGCAGAAGCATCGGTGCGCGCTCGTCAAGCGAAGGCTGGAGCGAACGTTTCCGATAAGAAGAGCGGTGAAGAAACGAGCGATGAACGAACGCTCAACGAACGCTCAACGGATGCTGAGCTACCAACACCAACACCAACACCAGATAAAGAAGAAGCTAAAGCTTCTTTGGCAACTTCGTCGCCGGGCAAGTCGATGGACGAGCTGTTCACCGATGAAGGCAAGGCCAAAGCTGCTGGCGTGCCGAGTTGCCCCATCGATGCCCTGCTGGACGCCTATGAGGAACTGCTGCCCACACTGCCAGCGCCGCGCCGCTCGCTGTTCAAGGCGGGCAAGCGTGCCGCGCCGATGCGCCAACGCTGGGCCTGGGTGCTGACGGCGACCCATGAGCGCGGCCCTCGTTCCGGACAGCGCCTGGCCACCAACGCCGCCGAGGGCGTGGAGTGGTTCCGCAAGTACTTTGAGCACGTCGCAAAGTCCGACTTCCTGACCGGCCGTGACGGCAAGTGGACGGGCTGCAACATCGGGTTCCTGATGCAGCTGGAGAAGTTCAGCAAGGTGCTGGAAGGCGCCTACCACCAGGCGGAGGTGTCCCATGCGTGAGCAGCTGGCAACCCCCGTGAGCTACGAGACGGAACGCGCGCTGTTGGGTGGCTTGCTGCTTGACCCGCAGGCGTGGACGGCTCTCCCCGAGCTGGATGACGCGGCTTTCTACGCCCCCATGCACCGCGACGTGTTCCGCGCCATCAAGAACTTGGCGACCACCGGAGCGCCGACCGACCCGATCTCCGTCTTCGAGCAGCTGCGGCGCCAGGATCTGGATATCGAACTGGCGGACGTGACGGACCTCGCCCAGTACACGCCAAGCCCATCGAGCATGCGTCGGTACGTCGAGGAGATCGTGGGCCAGTACCGCCTGCGCCAGTTGATGGATGCCGGCCGCGACATCGTGGACTTGGCCATGACGCCGGGCAACACGGCGGCGGAGCAGATCGACAAGGCCCAGATGATGCTGGCCAAGCTGGCGACGGTGAAAGCCAAGCGCGATCCCCAGTACATCCATGAGTCGCTGGAGAAGTACATCGCGCTGCTGCAAGACCTGTCGGAGGGGAAGAACCCCGCCATCGCCACCGGCATCGGGGGACTGGACAAGCTGCTGAACGGCGGCATGCGCCGCGGCGAAGTGATGGTGATCGGCGCCCGGCCAAAGCACGGCAAGACCGCGCTGGCCCTGGCTATGGCCCGGAACATGGCCCGTGACAACAGCGTGCTGTACCTGAGCCAGGAAATGCCCGTGAACCAGCTGATGCACCGGCACACGGCCGCAGCAGGTTCGTTCGACATCTCCCGGATCCTGGCCGCGAGCGAGACCGACACAGCCATGTGGGATGCCGTTGGTGACGCCGCGCGCCGCCTGGGGAATCTGCGCCTGAGCCATGACGACCAGTGCAGCCTGTCCCTGATGGACATCCGCCGCAAGGCATTGAAGGTGCGCCGCGAGCGTGGCCTGGACGTGCTGTTTGTGGACTTCCTGCAGCTGATGGAGGGCGCAGGCGAGGAGAACCGCAACCGCGAACTGGACGTGATCGTCAACGGCATCAAATCCTTCGCACTGGACTTGGGCATCTGCGTTGTGGTGCTGAGCCAAATGAGCCGCAAGGCCGACGAGCACTACGGCCGACCAACGATGAGCCACTTGCGCGACTCCGGCGCTATCGAGGCAGCAGCTGACCAGATTGCGTTGCTATTCACCGACTGGGCTCATCCGCAGAGCAAGCGCACCGCCGAGTTCGAGGGCTACGCCGAGCTGGAGATTGTTGCCCACCGCAACGGCCCCCAGGGCGTGGTGCCCATGGAGTTCATCGGCAAGTACCAGCAGATGGGCGATTGGCTCAAGCCTCTCCCCGTCCGTCGCCCAGTTGCAGAGCCCACCGGCCGCGCCCGCGCCGCCAACTTCTAGGAGATCCCATGAGCCAAACGAACCATCCCTATGCGCTCCTCTGGAGCCAGAGCCAATGCGCCATGCACATCGAGCCTGTGATGGACATGTTGACCGAGAACCGCCGGGCCTGCGCGGAAAACCGCCGCATGGACTACGTGCCCATCGCTATCGGCACGCGCGAGGAGTGCGATGCAGCCGCGTGCCGGCTGCGGCCCGTCCTCTGCGAGCGCCGCAGCGGCGCGAAGCGCGCGGACATATGCCAGGAGCCCGCATGACCACCTGCATCTCCTGCCAGCACTGGCAGCCCAAGAAAACGGACGCCGGCATGCGCCGGCTCGGCTTCGCGCAGTGCATGAAGCGAGCCAAGGGCCACACGTACAGCGCAACCGCGCCGGCCTGCGAGCAGCACAAGGCAGTAACTCAAGAGCAGGCCACCAAGCGGGCCGAGTGGATCAACAAAGGAGTGGGGCAATGAGCAAGACAGAGACACAGAGCGAAGCGCTGAGGCTGGCGGAGATGCTGGAGAAGGGACCGCGCCGCCAAGGGGATGTGCGGATCGCCGCCGTGCTGCTTGGACTAGACGCAGAGAACAAGGCCCTGCGGGAGAAGCTGGAGGGGGAGCCGGCAGGGGCTGAGGTGTCTGCCTATGCCGTGGGATCTGCACGCATTGAGCGCGTTGCGCAGTCTCGCGGGGGCTTTAAGTGGGCGGTGCGCGAATTCGGAGAGGTACTCAACCTCGAAGGCGAATGGGAATCTGAGCCATCCCCCAGCGCTCGGGATGATGAATTCCTGATGCGCTGCCGCTTCGATACCGCGCAACAGGCAATTGACGCAGCCATCGCAACCCAGGCAGCAGCCAAGAACGGAGGCGCAGCATGAGCACAGAACGCGAAATGACCGAGGCGGCAGCGCGGGCTGTGGGTCTTCGCATCCTCGAAGCGCACGAAGAATGGCCCGACGACTGCACAGGCTGGGTCCATCTCAATGCCACAGGGGCGCTCCAGCCATGGGACCGATCGAAGTGCATGCCTGCGTGGAGCCCTCGGTCCTCCAAGGAGCAATCCATGGACTTGATGGCCGAGCTGCGCATCAGCGTAGAGCACAACGACCCCCACGACCGCCACCCTTGGGTCTGCGCCAGCGTGTGGACGGACGGCGATTCATCGGAGCAGCAGTACCTCGAAGACGTGCCGGACGAGTCGCTGCGCGCGGACCGCATGCGGCTCGCCATCCTGCGCTGTGCTGCTGCTCAGGCGCCGAAGGAGCAAGCATGAGCGCACTGAACACTCAAGCAGGCGGCACCCACTACAAGGACTGCACCATCCAGCCCATCCAGTACATCCACGCCAACGGCCTTGATTTCTTCCAGGGCAACATCGTGAAGTACGCCACCCGGCACAAGGCCAAGAACGGCGCCGAGGACCTGAAGAAGGTCATCCACTACGCCCAGCTGGCACTGGAGCTGCAGTACGGCATCAAGCCTGCTGACGAGCTGGCCGACATGGTGCGGGCGGGGAAGGGGGCTCAGGCATGACTGACCGCCTAGAAATCGAGCTGTTCAGCCGGCAGCAGGCCTGGGTCGCCATCAAGGGCCAGCTGTTCCCGTTCCTCAAGGACGTGCTGCAGGGCTCTGGCCGCTGGGTGCTGACCGTCACGCGCCGCAAGCGCACCAAGGCCCAGAACAAGCGGTACTGGGGGCAGGGCGTGCTGGCCCAGGTGGCGGCGCAGGCAGTCGTCAACGGCAAGCAGTACGACGCCGAGACCTGGCACGAGATGTTCAAGCGCCTGTTCATCGGTGTGGTGGAGCTGCCAAACGGCGAAGTCGTGGGCAAAAGCAGCGCCGACCTGACCACGGCCGAGTTCTCCGAGTTCTGCACCCGGGTGGAGGCCTACGCCGCCTCCGAGCTAGGCGTGACGTTCTATGACCTGTGGGAGGGGAAGTGATGCGGGTTCTGTTTCTCGACATTGACGGCGTGCTCAACAGCACCCGCACATGCGTGGCCCATGGCGGCTATCCACATGAACTGATGCACACCGAGGCATTCGACTGGGTGGCCATCAAGCTGCTGCAGCGCCTGTGCGACTCGTCTGGCATCCAAGTGGTGCTCTCCAGCGCCTGGCGGCTGACCCACGACCACAAGGACGTGGCCAAGGCATTCGACCTGCCGATCATCGATCGCACGCCAAGCATGGCTGGCCCACGCGGCGCAGAAATCCAGCACTGGCTGGACAACCACGTCGAAGTGACCAACTACGCCATTCTGGACGACGACCCGGACATGCTGGACAGCCAGGCTCCGCACTTCGTCAAGACCAGCGGCCACGATGGCATGACCTGGGCCGACTTCTCGCGCCTGTGTCAGATCTTCGGTGAGTCGCCGTTCTCTGGTGAGGTTCGCCAACGCAACTGGCGCGAGGTCAAGTTGGCGTGGGAGGGCGTGCAGTGACCCTTGCCTTGTCTATCAAGCCGCGCACCCATTCCGCGCCGCCTAGGGCCTCGAACTTCTCTCGCTGCGCCTGGGTCAGACGTATCTCCGCGCGCTCGGTCAAGCGCTTCGTGTCGGCAACTGGCGGCCGGCCGCGCCGCGCTGGTGGTTTGTCATTCATCGGTCTTGATCCTGCTCAGATCGGCTTGCGCCCTTGCGTAGTCTATGACCTTTGCAGCGTCCCCAAGCTCTGCATAGGCCTGCGATTGGATGGCATACACATCACCCATGGTCTTGGCACTGAGGCCGACAGTGCAAAGGCCTTGCGCCTTGTCGCCGGCCATGTGTCGGTTTGCTGCGTCATACACGGCCTGGGCACCGTGCTCGCGTATCGCTTCTGTCGTCGTCTTCATAGCTCAGGCTCCCATCATGTTGAGGACGCCAGCGCGGCGGCTGTCGCACTCGGCCTGCGATGCATTGCGGCGGGCGATTCCATCGCGCAATTCGGCGAACAGGGCTTGCACCTTTGCCAGCTCCGCACCTTCGCAGGCCACATCGATAGTGGCGCGCTTTCCGCCGCCAATGTCGGCAGCAAAACGGCTCTTGAAGCCTGCGGCAGTCTGCTCTGCGCCAAAGCTGATATGGCCAGCGGTAGCGGTAATGCTGCAGCACTTGTCATCAATGGCGAGGGTGATCTGCTTGCCGGTCTTGCTGGTGACGGTGATGGAGTTCATTTTGCTTCCTTGGTTGAGGACCGCGCCGCGCTGCCCATGGGTATTAATGTACGGCATAAAATGCAGCCCGTCAACAATTATTTGCCGTACAATAAAGCATGGTGGAAAGAATGAAAACAGCGTACTGCATCTGCACTGCATTCATCATCCTGGCCGCCTGCGTGAGCAAGCAATGGGCATTGGCCGTGTGCACGCTGGCCACCGTCCCTGGCTTCTGGATTCTGTGCATGAAGGAGGGCGAGGAATGAGCCGCAGCGATTTCTGGTATCTAGCTTCAGCCATCGCCGCAGCGCCTCACTTGTCTTCTGGTCTGGCATTGGCTTGGGCCACTGGTGCCTTAGTCACAGCGGCCATCTTCGCCTGGAGGGGAAAGTGATGGCTGCATTTCTGCTCATCTGCTCTCCCGCCATCCTGCTGGTGCTCGCTCTAGGCTGGTGGTTCATCAGCCTCTGGGCTGGCATCCGGGCTAGTCGCCGCCAGGTCGAAGAGTTCCGCAGAAAGTGTAGGCTCTGATGGGATTCCGCCGCACACGCTGCGCCCACTGCCGCGCCAAGCTAACCCCTGAGCGCCCCAGCCAGATCGTCCACGCCGAATGCGCTGAGCCATACGCCATCGCCAAGCGCGAAAAGGAAGAACGGGCCCAGGCCAAGGCAGCGCGCATGGCCGCCCGGGTAGCGAAGGCCGAGATTCGCCGGCGCAAGGAGGCCGTCAAGCCGCGCGCCAAGTGGCTGTCCGAGTGCCAGGACATCATCAACAAGATCGTCCGTCTGCGCGACAAGCACTTGGGCTGCTGCTCATGTGACCGCGGCCCCGAATGGGATGGCCAGTGGCACGCATCGCACCTGCGTTCCGTGGGCGCCGCGTCAGCAGTCCGGTTCCATCTCTGGAACATCCACAAGAGCTGCTCCATCTGCAACAAGCATCTGAGCGGCAACTTGGCTGAGTACCTACCGCGCATCCGCGCCCGCATCGGCGATGAGAAGGTGGACTGGCTCTACACCCAGAACCAGCTCGTCAAGCACGACGTCGAGTACCTCAAGAAATTCAAGCGAGTGATGGGCAAGCGCCTGCGCCGCATCGAAAAACGCTGCAACTGAAGAAAGAGAGCCACGCATGATCGAGAACCAGCACCGCACCATCGCCGAAGCCTATGCCACGGCTGTCTCTTCCTCGGATCTGAAGTGCGACACGCGCGAGGGTGCGCCGCGATCCGACTCCGATGTTCTGGCTGCGGCCGGTTGGTGCGAGTCCCGCATCGGTAGCGCGCTGCTGCGTCTGCACACCGAGTACGACGGCGCAGAGCACCCCAGGCTGATGAAGTGGCAAGACTTCTACCGCGCGCCAGCAGAAAAGGGCGGCGAGAAAGAGGCGAAGGCCAAGAAGTTCGCCGAGGAGCAGTGCAACGAGCACAACATCACACAACAGCTGCTGATGCGCTCTAAGCTCAAGACGCTGCCAGCCGTGGTCCAGCAAGTCGAGGATCAGCTCAAGAAGTGGGGAGAGGAAGACGCCCACGCCACGGCTAACGCAGTCGTCATCTGGTGGCTGCAGCAGGCCTGCAGATCCTGTGATGGCCGCAAGTTCGAGATCGTCCCGGGCACGGCGCGGCTGAGCAACAAGACATGCAAGCCCTGCGGCGGCACAGGCCATGCCCGCATCCCACACGGCGATATCGGCCGGCGGACGGCCAATTTCATTGACGACTGTGTATGCCGCGCACGCCTCTCTATCTCCAAACGCTTGCGTGCAACCCGCCATTGATTTAAACTGCACTCGCCGATTGCACTGCCTGCTAAGGTTGTCGCGCGGCGACTCTCTGCCGAATGCCCGTAGCAACAGCCTGGCGCAAAGCCTGTAGCGACTGCGGTAGATGTCGATGGAGAAACTCGCCCTGAGAAATCAGGGCCATCACGAAGGTTGAATGAACGAATGGCATTCGGGGTGAGGGGCAAATGCCTTGCCTACTCATCTCAGTCAACCCCTGTGATGGCGAAGAGCGAAAGCGTAATGCGGACCACGGCCATGCTTGAGCCGCCGCGAGTAGCCGTCAATGAGTCCGGCCAAAGACAGGGTGCTCCTGGGCATAGCCCAAACCGAAGCCTCGATTGCTCACGCAGTCGGGGCTTTCTCATTTACGCAGGGCCCCCGCCAACCCCCTCCATGCCCGCTGAGTCCTGAGTGGATCGCCTGAGCTTCTGGCGGAACTCGGCCTCATCAAGAAGGAAGCCCAATGAAAGCGCCTGCCCAACGTCGCACCATCACCAAAGCCCAACTGGCCCAGGCCCTGCAGAAGTGGGAGCAGCTTCACCGTTCCGGTGGCTGCCTTGCAGCAGAGGCAGCTGACGTGCTGCCCGTCGAGGAAGTCGCCGCGGCTGGCGCCGATGCGCTGTGGCAGTGGCTGGATGAAGTTGTCGAGGAGGCTGCATGACGCCCAGGCAAGAGATCCAGGAGCACGCTCGAACTGCAGCTCAACTGGTGCACGAGGCACTGAAGACGTTCCATGCCAAAACTGGCATGAAGGCATCGGTGTATGTGGATTGGGGCAGCTCACAGACCATCTCAGAGAAGGAGCCTACATGGCATCTGAGCAAGGTTGTCATTGACATAGATGACGAAGCTGGCGTGTATCCATGACCGGAAACTGGCTTCTCCGCATTCTGGGGATTGAGCAGATCCCCATGCCAGAGGTCGGACAGGTCTACATCTCTGGCAACAACGGCCAGAAGATCAAGATCGCAGAGGTCTACAAGAGCATGTGCGGGCATATCTCCATCAGCGTCTTCTACTGGAGTGATAGCAGGAGCAGCCAACACGGCCCAGCCTGTGGATGGGGTATCGCAGACGCCTTTGCGTTTGGCTTGGACGATTGGCGCCGCAAGGCCCGTGCATATGCGCTGAAACCCGTTGGGATGGATAGGCCATGAAAGACGTCGTCGGCATGATCCTGGCGGCCTTGGTCTGCCTATCGCCAGCAGGCTGCGTGATGCACCGAAACTCCCAGATTGCTCAGGCCATCAAAGATGGCGCGGACCCCATTGCGGCTCGATGCGCTCTGGAAGGCTGGACCAACATGGACAAGGTCTGCATGGATGTGGTCAGGGAGCGCAAGTGAGCTGCGGAAGCTGCGCCAAGCGCCGCGCCTGGCTGGCCAAGATGACAAGGATTGCATATGAGCGAGCAAGAGCAGCAGTTGGTGCAGGCGATTCGCAAGGAATACGAGGCAGGACCTCCTCGCATCTATCCGCTGCCGATTCCACCAGGGATGGAGCAACTGATCACGGCCTTGGCCCAGCAGACGGCAGCCATCAACCGTTTCGCTCAGAGCAATGAATCCCTCGTCCAGGCCATGGCCCAGGATGGAGAGATGGGCGACGACCTGCCGCCCACCAAGGGACTGAATGGGAAACCTCTGTAGAGCATGGCCACGAAAGACATTTCTGACCTGCAGTGCTGTCAGGCAGCCGCAAATGCAGGGCAGCCCATACAAGCACTGGCAGCTATCTCATGCAGATGACTGGACAGCCAGAGAAGGTGTGCTACCGAGCGATTGAGAGAGCCATCAGCCGCGGCTACTTGGAGTGTGGACTAGGTCCATGGTGGGCATGGCTGGAGCCAAAGGGAAGAGACGTGCTGGAGCAGAGCAAGCAAGAGGTAAAGGATGCCCCAGAGACGCCTTAGGCCCTTCTGCCATAGAGGATGCAGAGAGCAGAGAAGCTGGTGAACTGAGATGGCCTCAGCCAAGTACGACAACACAGACGGAAGACTGAGAGGGCGAAGAGCCCAGGCGCGGAGACTCAGGCTGTGGTCGGCTGACCCTTGCTGTGCAGGCTGCGGCCGGCTCACTGATTGGCCCGATGGTTTCCAAGCTGATCACATCGTTGCTCTACACAAGGGTGGCGAGGACAAGGATCACAACATGCAGGTGCTGTGCCTGCCATGCCATGAGGCCAAGACCAACAAGGATTTGGGAAGGCAAGAGACCGTGCCAATCGGTGTGGATGGCTGGCCTGTGCGGTAATTTCCACAATGTGGAAATGTTGCGAAAATCATACGTTTAATAAGTGAAACGTTGCAAAATAGAGACGTTTCATGGGTGGCACGGGGGGTATCCGGCGAACCAAGGGGCGACCGGCCAGGACACCGCGCCCCCTCCTAATTACTCGCATCCACAATTCAGGATATAGGGCAGATGCCAAGACCAAGAACGCCAAAAGCCAAGGCTGAGGTGTCTGGAGCCGCAGCAAAGAATGCGGCCAGGTTCAAAGACCGGAAGGCGCCAAAATCAAGCAGAGCGTTGGGCGATCCCTACGCAACCATGACCGTCGAACAGAAGGCGGCATGGGCAGAGATTCAGTACGAGATGCCGTGGCTGACAAGTTCGGATCGCATCATGGTGCGACTGGCATGCTCGTGGATTGCTCGCATGGACGAGGGTGATTTGGGGGTGGCTGCTTCTGGCGCGCTGGCATCAATACTGTCGAAGTTGGGTGCTACTCCGGTCGATGTCAGTAAGGTGAACCATGGCGGCGAAGAAGAAGATGATCCTGCCGACGAGTTCTTCGGCCGACCGCACTAAGGCTTATGCGCTGGCCGTTGTGGCTGGAGAGATCGTCGCAGGGCCGCATGTCCGCAACGCGTGCAGGCGGCACCTGGACGATCTGGAGAAGGGTCATGAGCGCGGCCTGAGTTTCGACCACGACGCGGCCGACTACGCATTTCGCTTCTTCGAGGGGCAGCTGAAGCTCTCGGAGGGGCAGTTCGAGGGAAAGGAGTTTCGTCTTCATCCGAGTCAAGCGTTCATCATTGGCTCGCTCTTTGGCTGGAAGAGGGCGGACGGAACCCGGCGCTTTCGCCGTGCATTCATTGAGCAGGGCAAAGGGAACGGGAAGAGTCCTCTAGCTGGTGGCATCGGACTGTATGGATTGACCGCCGACCGAGAGGCAGGCGCGCAGGTGTACGCGGCAGCGGCGAAGAAGGAGCAGGCTGGCATTCTTTTCGCTGACGCTGTCAAGATGGTGAAGGCGTCGAATAGCCTGAAGAAGCGGCTTGAATTCTCTGGCGGAGAGGGTCGCGAGTACAACATCGCGTTCCATCCAAATGGGAGCTTTTTCCGTCCAGTATCACGAGACACGGGAAAGACGGGATCGGGGCCGCGGCCTCACTTCGTGCTGGCCGATGAGGTTCATGAGTTGCCGGACCGCAAGAGCATCGAGATGCTGGAGCGCGGCTTCAAGTTTCGCCGGCAACCCTTGCTGTTCATGATCACGAACAGTGGCAGTGACAGAAACACCGTTTGTTGGGAAGAGCATGAGCATGCCGTTAAGGTGGCGGCTGGGCATACGGAGGCAGTAAACGACCCGTCCTATGTGGGCGACGTGATTGATGACACTACTTTCAGCTTCGTGTGCTCCTTGGACCAGGGAGACGACCCGTTGCGCGACCCATCGTGTTGGCCCAAGGCGAACCCGCTGCTGGGTGTGACGATCACGGAGCAGTACCTTGCCGATGTGGTGGCTCAGGCGAAGGCAATCCCTGGGCAGTTGAACGGCATCTTGCGGCTGCACTTCTGCGTGTGGACAGATGCCGAGACGGCCTGGATGACTCGGTCCACGTTGGAGCCGGCGCTTGCTGACTTCGATCCGGAGATCGAGCACAAGGGAAAGAAGGTTTCGACGGGCCTGGATCTGTCTCAAAACCGGGACATTACGGCCAAGGCTTCTGTGGTGCAGACGGGCGTGAGGGAAGACGGTAAGCCGCTATTTGATGCATGGATCGAGGCCTGGACGCCAGGTGACACGATCCTAGCGCGCGAGCTGCGCGACAAGATCCCGTACACGGTGTGGCGGGATCAGGGGTTCATCCACGCGCCTCAGGGTGAGAACATCAACTACAGGCATGTAGCCCAGGCGCTGGCTGAGGATGCCGCGCTATATGACGTGCATGTGGTCGCATACGACCGCTATGCATTCAAGAGATTCGAGGAAGAGGTCGACAACATCGGGCTGGTGCTGGAGTTTCTGGAACACCCGCAGGGCGGAACCAAGAAGGGTCAGCCAAGCGAGGCGATGAAGAAGCATGCCGAAGTGAAAGGCGAGAAGGCCGAGGGCCTGTGGATGCCCGGCTCGCTCCGGCTGCTGGAGGATGCACTGCTGGAAGGGCGGATTCGCCTGAGACGTAACCCTGTACTGATCTCCGCAATGATGTCCGCCGTCACAGAAGAGGACAAATGGGGCAACCATTGGCTGGCCAAGACCAGATCGATCAACAAGATCGACGCGGCGGTGGCCCTGTGCATGGCGTTCGGCGCTGCAAACACTGCTGTCGTGAAGTCTCCCGAGTACAGCGTCTTCTTCGTCTGATAGCCAAAAACAACCACTGAACCCGCCTCGTGCGGGTTTTTGCATTGGAGATTGCATGACGTGTATTGCTGGTCTTGTCCATGAGGGGAAGGTCTACATAGGCGGAGACTCCGCTGGTGTCGCAGGTTTGGATCTGATCGTGCGCAAGGCTCCAAAGGTTTTCGCTTTGGGTGAATTCGTTATTGGATTCACTACCTCGTTCCGCATGGGGCAGATCCTTCAATACGCCTTCACGCCGCCTCAGCGCCATCCATCCAAAGATGTCATGGCTTTCATGGTGACTGAGTTCATCGCTGGAATACGTCAGGCCTTCAAGGACCAAGGTTTCGCCACAAAAAACATGGAAGGCGAGATCGGTGGGGAATTTTTGGTCGGATATCAGGGGCGACTTTTCCGCATCTTTAGTGATTACCAAGTTGCTGAGAACGAATGCGGCTATGACGCATGCGGATGCGGTGAGAGTTACGCCCAAGGCGTTTTCTTCGCAACGCCAGAGATGCAGCCGGGAGATCGGGTGCTTCTAGCACTAAGTGCAGCTGGCTCCCATAGCGCTGGCGTGCGTGCCCCCTTCCACACGCTCTCTATGTAGGTGGCAAATGGATCCTAAAAATATCAACCGCGTCTACTCCACGATGGTCGTCAAGGCCGTCGATGAGGACAAGCGCGAGATCACTGGCATTGCCAGCACGCCCGGGACTGACCGCATGGGCGACATCGTGGAGCCCGGCGGCGCCGAGTTCAAGCTGCCCATCCCCCTCCTGTGGCAGCACGACCATTCGCAGCCGATCGGCAACGTGGTGGCCGCGCGCGTCACGGACAAGGGAATCGAGATCCGCGCCACGCTGGTCAAGCCCACCGACGACATGCCGAGCCAGCTGATTGCACGGCTTTCGGAGGCCTGGCTGTCGATCAAGACCGGACTGGTGCGTGGCCTGTCCATTGGCTTCTCGCCCCTGGAGTACTCCTTCATGGAAGACGGCATCCGCTTCCTGAAGTGGAACTGGCACGAACTGTCCGCAGTGACCGTGCCGGCCAATGCCGAGGCCTCCATCACCTCCATCAAATCTCTCGACACCGCGTTGCGCGCCTCGTCTGGCAGCAAAGCGCAAAGCGGCGTCGGACCTGCGGAGAAATCCGCACCACCTCCCGGCGTTTCGGGAACACCAAAGCAGCCCGCCTCTGGCGGGTTTATTTATGCCCGAAAGAAAGGGAAGGACAGCATGAACATCGCTGAACAAATCGAAGCCGCAAAGGCAAAAATCTCTGCCCTGCAGAAGTCCATGGAAGACCTGATGAATGTCGCGGCTGATGCCGGCACCACTCTGGATGCTGCCCAGTCGGAAGAATTCGACGGCCATGAAGCCGAAGTGGCGAGCATCACGGCTCACCTGAAGCGCCTGGAAAGCATGCAGAAGACGGCCGTGGCGACTGCGCGTCCGGTGGTCGGCACTAGCGACGAAGCCGCTGCTGCGTCGCGTGGCGGACCCGTGAGCGTGAAGAACACACAGAAGCTCGAAAAGGGAATCGAGTTCACCCGTTTCGCAATGTGCCGCATCGCCGCCAAGGGAAACCCTCAGATGGCGCTGCAATTGGCAAAGATGCACTACAGCGAAAACGAGCGCGTGGTGAAAGCCTTGGAATTGGAAGCGCATGGCCACAAGCTGGATGTGCTGATGAAGGCTGTCGTAGAAGCTGGCACTACTCTGGACACCACATGGGCTGCACCTCTGGTTGAGTACCAAAACTTCGCTGGAGACTTCGTGGAATACACGCGGGCACGCACCATCATCGGCCAGTTTGGTGTCGGATCCATCCCTTCTTTGAATCGCATCCCATTCAATGTTCGCATCGCTGGCCAGACCAGCGGGGGCGCGGCCCAATGGGTTGGCGAAGGCGCACCGAAGCCGTTGACTGCATTTGATTTCACAAGCACCGAACTGCGCTGGGCAAAGGTCGCTGCGATCTCTGTGCTGACGAATGAGCTGATCCGTTTCAGCAGCCCAAGTGCGGAGCGACTGGTGCGCGATGCCTTGGCTGGCGCCGTGATTGAGCGAATCGATGTGGACTTCGTGGACCCCGCGAAGACTGCGGTTGCGAACATCTCTCCTGCTTCCATCACGAACGGAGCTACTGCAATCGTTTCTTCTGGCACTGATGCAGAAGCAATCCGCCGTGATGTGCAGGCGCTGTGGGCTCCGTTCATCGCCGCCCGCAATGCGCCTCGTAACGCCGTCTACATCATGGACAGCACCACGGCTCTGGCTCTGAGCCTGCTTCAAAACCCTCTGGGCCAATCCGAGTTCCCTGGCATCACGATGAACGGCGGAACTTTCATGGGCGTGCCCGTGATCGTCTCCGACTATCTGCCTGCAGACAGCGGTGGCGGCATCGTGGTGCTGATGAATGCGTCGGATGTCTGGCTGGCTGACGATGGCCAAGTCACCATCGACGCTTCGCAAGAGGCCTCGCTGCAAATGTTGGACAACCCCACCAACAACAGCGCGACTGGGACGCCGACCACCATGGTTTCGATGTTCCAAACGAATAGCACGGCCTTCCGTGCGGAGCGTTATATCAACTGGGCGCGCCGCCGCGCATCTGGCGTGGCCTACCTGACCGGCGTCAACTGGGGCGCTGGCGCCTAAGCCAGCCGTCTGGCGGAAGGGGCTCCGGAAGGGGCTCCTTTCTCAAGATTCACAGGAGAGCCCATGGCCAAAGTCACCTTCACACACCACAAGAGCGGGCGCGAGGAAGTCATGAACGAACGCTACGCCAAGGTGCTGAGCAAGATGCGGCGCGGCACGTACATGACCCGCGACCTGCGCGCAGATGTGGTGGAAGTCCCGCAGAGCCAGGCGGCTCAGGCTCCAGAGCCAGCGGTGCCGGCTGATGCTAGCGATGGCCTGGACGCGCTCAGCAAAGAAGAGTTGCATGCCATCGCCAAGGAGCGCGGCGTCACCGTGCACCACGCGGCTGGCGCTGACAAGGTGCGCGCGGCGCTGCGCGAGGCAGCTGCGCAATGATTGATCGCCTGCTGTCGATCCTGTCTCAGTTGCTTGGTGTGGCACGCGACATGGCGGCCAATGCCGTGCTCTGGCACATCGCCATGGGCTTGGCTGGAATCGGTGCAATCGTGGCCGGCGTACATGTGCAATTCGGCGTGGGCTGGGCTCTGATGGCTGGCGGCATTGGCCTGCTCGGCGCATCGGCATACATCAAGAGGGGCCTGAATGGCTGAAGTTTCACTGCTCCGCGCTCTGGGCGCATCGGCGCGCAGCAAAAGCGTGCTGTCGTCGGTGCCGGGCAGTGGTCGCGGCTGGTTTCCTTGGGTAAGCGAGCCCTACACGGGCGCATGGCAGCGCAATGATGAGCTGAAGACGAAGGACGTGCTGTGCTCGCCCATCGTCTACGCCTGCATCACGTTGATCGCCAACGACATCGGCAAGCTGCGCGCGCGATTGGTAGATAAGGACAAGAACGGCATCTGGTCGGAGGTCGAAACCACATCGCCCTACTGGCTGCCGCTGCGCAAACCGAACCGCTACCAGAACCACATCCAGTTCAAGCAGTGGTGGATGATGTCGAAGCTGCGCTTTGGCAACACCTATGCGCTGAAGGAGCGCGACCACCGTGGCATGGTGGTTCGGCTGTACGTGCTGGACCCGTGCCGCGTAATGCCCATGGTGTCCGATGACGGGTCGGTGTTCTACCAACTGAGCCAGGACAATCTGGCAGGCGTTCCTGAGGCCAGCATCACGGTGCCGGCAAGCGAGATCATCCACGACCGGATGAACTGCCTATATCACCCGCTGTGCGGCATCTCGCCACTGTACGCAGCAGCTATCGCGGCCGGCATCAATCTGAGGATCCAGAAGAACACCGCTGCGTTCTTCGGCAACAACGCAAACCCAGGCGGAATCTTGGTGGCGCCTGGCAACATCAGTCCAGAGAACGCCGCGAGCATCAAGGCTCAGTGGCAGGAGAACTACTCCGGTCTGAATGCTGGGCGTGTTGCCGTGATCGGCGATGGCATGAAGTTCGAGCCCCTCGCCACGAACGCCGTGGACTCCCAACTGATCCAGATCCTGAACTGGTCCGACGAGCGCGTTTGCTCGGTTTTCCACGTGCCAGCCTACAAGGTCGGCGTGGGCCAGACGCCCAGCTACAACAACGTCGAAGCCCTGGACCGCGCCTACTACTCCAGTTGCCTGCAGACTCCCATCGAAGAGATGGAGGCCTGTCTGGATGACGGCCTGGGCCTGGACGGCGTCACGCGCGGCGTGGATCTTGACCTGGACGGCCTGATGCGGATGGACAGCAAGACCCAAATGGAGACCATCGGGGAAGGCATCCAAGCCAAGGCGTACACCATCAACGACGGCCGAAAGAAACTGAATCTCCCGCCCATTGACGGCGGAGACACGGTCTATATGCAGCTGCAGGATCTGCCCATCAGCGAGGTGAAGGACAACAAGATCCCGTCCGCCCAGGGCGAAACACCTCCTGCGTCGCAAGCCAGCGAGCAGCCGGCACAAGATGGCCAGCCATCGGCTGAAGACCAAACTCGTGCCATGACCGCACAACTCGTGAAGGCCCTGGAAGATGGCCTCGCCGCGTGATGGGCGCGATGGCCGCGATGGAGCGCCGGGAGAACAGGGCCCGATAGGGCCGCCGGGACCTCCGGGACCGAGAGGGCCAACTGGAAACACTGGGACTCAAGGAGTCCAGGGAGAGCCTGGGGCCATGGGGCCTGCAGGCCAGACCGGAGACCGAGGCGCGACAGGGGAAACAGGGCCAACTGGCGCGACGGGCGCTCAGGGATTGCCAGGGCCTGCTGGGAAAGATGGCCTGAGGGGCGCAACCGGTCCGCGTGGCCCTACTGGCCCAGAAGGGCAGCGCGGCGAAGTCGGCCCGATGCCAGAGCATCAATGGGACGGCACAAAGCTCCGATTTGAACAGCCTTATGGCTGGGGCCAATGGGTTGATCTCAAGGGGCCTCCTGGCACTGCCATTAGTCCGGGTGGTGGATCTGGATTCCCAAGCCGCATCCCAGAAGCAGACACAGTCGAGGATGGCGACACGATGCTCATCCTCAGAGGAAACAAGCTCATGAAGGTCAAGATCAAGCTGGGCGGCTCAGGGCCTGTTCCTGCTGATGCTGTGACCGTGAATGGCGTGCCGGTAACGGTCAACGGTGAATATGTGGTGCAGGGATGACGATTGAACACTCCGTAATTCCGCCTGGAGAGATCCATGCGCCTCACAACTGGGTTGTGGCCGATGAGGCAGCCAGGCTGGTGCTTTCAGTTTCGGCTGTAGACGTGCGCAAGTACGCCTACCAATCCAGCGACAAGACGGAGTGGATGCTGGAAAGCGTCAGTCCTGTTGTCTGGAGTCAGCGTGGCGCGAAGGGGGAAGCTGGAGCAACAGGCGCCACCGGGCCGACCGGCGCAACGGGGCCAGCAGGAGCTGATGGGCCCACTGGACCTCAAGGGCCAACTGGTCCCCAAGGAGAGACTGGGCCTCAAGGTGCTACCGGACCTACAGGGCCAACCGGAGATACTGGCGCAACTGGTCCAACCGGGCCGACAGGCGCCACAGGCGGTGCAGCAGATGTCGCAGATGTGGTGCACGCAGCCACATCTAAGCCGGTCCCGGCGGATGCAGACGAACTTGCACTGGTAGACAGCGCCGCATCTTTTGGGCTCAAGAAACTGACATGGGCCAACCTGAAAGCGGCTCTGCTGTCGTACTTCCAGGGGCAGTTCAGAGAGAAGCTCACCGCCGCGCGTACCTACTACGTCCGCGCCGATGGCAGCGACAGCAACACCGGGCTGAGCAATACGGCAGGCGGGGCGTTTCTCACAATACAAAAGGCAGTTGATATTGCCGCCTCACTGGATTTGTCGATTTATGACGTGACCATTGCAGTCGCCCCTGGCTCTTATGCCGCAGTGGTTTTTAAATCACAAGTCGGCACCGGCACCGTCAATGTGATCGGGGACGCGGCCACGCTGACAAACTGCACTATTGCTGGAGGTGCTGGTTCAGCCGTGACGGCATCTGGTGGCGGGCTGCGGTATGTAATCTCTGGCTTCACATTGACGGGAGCACGAGGTCTTACGATCACTGAGGGCGCGACAGTGGCTGTGGGGCCCATGCGCTACGGATCAATTTCTGCACGGATTTTTGACGTGACCCGTGGTGCAAAGTGCTATGTAAATGCGTCGATGACCGTCACGAGCGGCATGCCGTATATGGCCGTTGTGTCGGGGCAGGGATTATTGATTTTCCAGCCGGGGATCACAGTGACGCTGACCGGTGCGCCCGCATTCAGTGGCAACTTTGTCTATTGCGGAGGCAGCGGCAGCAGCATAGAAATCGCCGCGATCACATTCAGCGGCGCCGCTACTGGCTCGCGGTATCTTGCGCTGCTGAACGCATCTATTTACGTCGCAAGCGCAGGCGAGAGCTATTTGCCCGGGAGCACGGATGGGACAAAGCTCACCGGAGGTCAATACGCATGACGGCTTATCAACTCACTGGCGAGGGCTTCGTTTACCGCTGGCGCGACGGCGTGCGCGCCACGATCCCGCTTGCTGACGATCTGCTCGGACTACCGCCGAACCCCGATGCTGTCGAATACCGCGCTTGGTTGGCGGCCGGCGGTGTACCGCTACCTGCCGAGCTGCGGCCTGCTGCCGAGATCGCGGCAGGCCTGCGCCAAGCCCTGGCCGCAGAGTACCGCAGGCGCATCCAGGTGATCGCCGCAGGCTACCCACTGAGCGAGCGGGAATCGTGGCCGGTGCAGACGGAAGAGGCGAGGGCGCTGGAGGCCGACCCCGCAGCCGCAACGCCCTGGATCGATGCCGCAGCGCTGGCACGCGGGCTGGACCGCCTGGTGCTGGCCCAGCGCATCCTCGCGAAAGATGCGAAGTATCGGCAGATCCATGGCGAACTCACTGGCACCCGCCAGCGCATTGAAGACCAGATTGACGCTCAGGCTGAGGATGCTGAGGAACTTTCAAAAATTGACGTGACGGCCGGATGGCCTTCATTTGAGGAAGACGCATGAACATCAAAGCCGTCACAGACGCAATTCTGGAGGTCTTGCGGCCCTTTTCCGCTCGGCTAAAGGCTCTCGAAGATGCGAAGCCACGCGATGGTGTGGATGGGAAGGATGGTGCAGATGGATTGCCCGGCCGTAATGGTGCGGATGGAGCCCCTGGGCGCGATGGCATAGACGGCAAGGATGGTGCTCCTGGCGCAGATGGCAAAGATGGGGCGCCCGGAGAGAAGGGTGCCGATGGCCGCGATGGAGTTGATGGAGCGCCAGGCAAAGATGGCGAACGCGGGGAAGATGGCGCCAATGGCCTTGATGGAGCACCTGGGAAAGACGGTGCCGATGGCCTTCCGGGGCGCGACGGGCAAGATGGAGCGCCTGGGAAAGACGGCGAGCGCGGGCCTGAAGGGCCTGCTGGTCGAGAAGGTGCTGATGGTCGTGATGGCGTTGATGGGAAAGATGGCAAAGACGGCGCGCCAGGAAAGGATGGAGAGCCCGGGCGTGATGGCCGAGATGGCCTGAAGGGCGATCCGGGCCGTGATGCTCTCCAACTGGAGATCAACCCAGCCATTGACCCTGCAAAGTCCTACCCACGCGGCACCTATGCAAAGCATCTAGGCGGCCTCTGGCGCAGCTTCGAGGTCACCAGCGGCATGAAGGGCTGGGAGTGCATCGTGGAAGGTGTTTCTGCCATCGAAATCATGCAGGACCCCGCTGACCCGAGGCACTTCGGACTGGGCATAAAGACAAGTTCCAGCACTGTGGTCGAGAAGACATTCCACATCCCTTTCGTTGTTGACAAGGGGATTTACAGGAAGGGTGATTCATACCTGAAGGGCGATGGAGTGACATGGGCGCGTAACTTCTGGATCGCCAATCAGGACACTGATTCCGAACCGACTGCAGGACCGATTTGGAGGCTGGCTATCAAGGGCGGTCGCGACGGAAAAGACGGCCGCAACGGCATCGACAAGACCGCGCCAGTGAGGATTAAAGAATGATGCTCGTCACGCTGGCGCAGGCGCGCGACCACATCCGCAGCGACACCGACGCGGATGACGCTGATCTGGAGATGAAGATCGAAGGCGCGAGCGCGGCTGTGATCGATTACCTGGGCTCGTTCCTGCCTCTGGATTCTGCCGGCGACCCGCTGGAAGACAGCCAGGGCGATCTGATCGGCGTGAAAACGCGCGCCATGCAGCGCATCCGCAATGCAGTGCTGATCACGGTGGCCTACATGTACCGCGAGCGCGACGGATCGCAAGAGCACGCCGTGCCTACGCAGTGGGGCTATGGGTATGCACTCCCACAGGGAGCCACAGCGCTGCTGTACAGCCTGAGAAAGCCAACGGTGGCCTGATGGCGCTCGAATCAGGAAAGCTGCGGCACCGAGTCCGCATCGAGGCGTACACCGAGCAGCGCGACAGCTCTGGCGAGGTGATCCAGAACCAGGAAACTGGCGAGGTGCTGATGACCTGGAGCGAGGTCGCGACGGTCTGGGCTGCGGTTGAACCGCTATCCGCGCGTGAGTTCATCCAGTCGGCCGCAACGCAGTCGCAGGTCACGGCGCGAATCACGATCCGCCAGCGTGATGACCTCCTGCCATCAATGAGGCTGGTGCATGTGCGCAACGGACGGGCAGATGTGATCTACAACCCAGCCGCGTTCCTTGAAGACAAGGCATCTGGCCTGGAGTACATGACGATCCCTTGCTCGCGCGGAGTTGGCGAGGGCCAATGACCTGGGTTGTCCTGGCAACCGGCCCGAGCATGTCTCAGGCGCTGGCTGGTTCGGTGTGGGGTCGTGGCCTTGTGGTCGCAGTGAGCGACGCCTACAGGCTGGCACCGTGGGCTGATGCAGTGGTTTCGACCGACGCGGCATGGTGGGGCCAGCACCCGGAAGCGAAAGCGCTGCCAGGGCGGAAATTCACAGCTGCGCCGGAGCACCAGAAGATTGAAGGTGTGGAGCGCTTGGCGGTGGCCAGCAGCACGAACTCTGGGCTTCTGGGGATCATGGCTGCGGTGCACATGGGTGCAAAGCGAGTCCTGCTGTGCGGGTTCGATATGCGCGCGCCGGGGCAGCATTTTTTTGGACTCCATCCAAAGCCGCTGAAGACGACGACAGCGGAACGGATGGAGGTTTTCAAGCGCCAGTTTCGAGCCTACCGGCCGGCAGGGGTGGAGATCATCAACTGCACGCCCGGCTCACATTTGCTGGCATACCCGTTTGGCGACCTTGAAGACTGCCTGGCTCAATCTTCGGTACTCAATACATGAGCGTATCGAGGCGTTTCGCCTGGGGTTGGAACGGCATGGGTTCACGGTTCGGCATGGCATCAGCCCCGACCCAGGCAGGCGCGATTTGCTCGTGACTTGGAACAGGGTTGGTCAGGTTGACCAGCTTGCCGGCAGATATGGTCAGGTTTTGGTGGCCGAGAACGCGGCGTGGGGCAACGGCCTTGCAGGAAAGCGCTGGCTATCCCTGGCGCGCGACAGGCACAACACTGCGGGGATGTTTCCGGTGGGTGGCGCGGAGCGATGGGATGGCCTGGGCGTTGAGCTGCAGCCATGGCGAACTGGAGGCGAAACAGTCCTGCTGCCTCAGCGCGGCATCGGGAGCGCGCCTACGGCTATGCCGAGAGATTGGTTGATCGGCGCTCAGGCGCGGTTTCCGGGCCGCGTGCGGCGACACCCTGGGCGAGGCATCGCAAAGCCGCTGAGTGAGGATCTGGCGCACTGCGGGCGCGTTGTGACCTGGGGTAGCGGAGCCGCTGTGCAGGCGCTGATGTTGGGTATCCCGGTGGTCTCTGAAATGCCAGACTGGATCGGCACTCAGGACAACACGGACGCCGGCCGGCTGGAGATGCTCCGGCGGATGGCCTGGGCGCAATGGACATTGGAAGAAGTAGCGGCCGGCGTGCCGTTTGAAAGGCTGCTGTGAGGATTCTGTTCACTGGAAAGGGAACATCGGGCAGCTGGCAAATACGCGGCGTGCAGATGGCGCAGGCCCTGGGTGCGGTGGCCGCGCCAATAGCGACACTGGAACAGTGCGCTGAGGCGGATGTGATTGTGGCCGTGAAGCGCATCCCTGATCAACTTCTGGCGACGATCCGCAGAAGCGGCAAGCCGTGGGCGTGGGACTGCGTGGACGCCTATCCGCAGCCCGGGTGTTCTGGCTGGGATCGGCAGCAGTCTTTGCGCTGGCTGCGAGCTGAGGTTGCACGGCTCAAGCCTGATCTGGTGATCTGGCCGAACGCGCGGATGCAAGAGGATGCCGGGCATGGCGAGGTGATCTACCACCACCACCGGCCCGGAATTGAGGTCAGCCCCATCCGTGAGCGGATAGAGGTGATCGGCTATGAGGGTAGTGAGAAATTCATCCAGAGCTGGCGGCCAGCCATTGAGGCCGAGTGCCGGCGCATCGGCGCGCGCTTTGTGGCCAACCCGCAGCGGCTGGCAGATGTGGATGTGGTGCTGGCGCTGCGCGGAGACGGCTGGAACGGCTACCCACAGGCCAGATGGAAGTCGAATGTGAAGCTAGCCAACGCCCACGGCTCAGGAACTCCATTCATTGGAGCGCCTGAAGATGGCTACACGGAAACGGCATGCGGCGCTGAGTACTGGGCCACCAATGTGGAGCAACTGAGGATGTCCTTGGACTGGCTAGCGCCTAGAGAAACGCGCGCAGAGGTGCAGAGCAGATTCCTGCGCGCCGCGCTTCCCCTCGAGAAAGCCGCGAAACGATATGAAGAGGTGCTGTGCGCGCTGAGATCCTGACCGACCCGAGCATGTGCGCAATGGGCGCCAGGATGCTGGAGGCGATGATCGCTGCGGCACCCATCCCGATCACGGTCGGCACGGTCTACCGGGGAGATTCGGATCTGCTGATGACCTACGGCATGGGTCATCTGGTGCGGCGCAAATGGTGGATGGAGCACTTGCGCAAGGGCGGCCATTGCATCGGTTGGGATCTGGGGTACTGGGGGCGGGAGCAAGGCGCCATGCGCGTCAGCATCGACCATGACCATCCCCAAGCATGGATCAGGAGCGAGCCGGCCGAGCGCTGGGATTCCCAGGGCATCCAGCTGCGCCAGGACGCGAGAAAGGGTCCAGTGCTGGTAGTCGGCCTGGGCCTGAAGAGTTCGAAGGCCCTGGGCCTGAGACACGGTGACTGGGAGCGCAAGACCATCCAGAAGCTGCGCGCTGAAGGGCATGCAGTGCTGTTCCGGCCGAAGAAAGAGCGTGATGCCATCGGAGGCGTCAAGACCTCAACGGGGCCAATTGAAAAAGCGTTGCAGGGCATCTCTTTAGTGGTCTGCCGGCATTCGAATGTCGCAGTGGATGCCTGCATTGCCGGCGTGCCGGTGCGCTGCGAAGACGGGGCGGCTCTCGCGCTCTACCAGAACAACCCTGACCCGACAGAACACGAACGGCGCCAATTTCTCAGGTCTCTGGCCTGGTGGAACTGGCGCCCTGATGAAGCGAGTGAAGCATGGAAATACCTGCTGGGCAGATTAAGCTGAACATCGGTTGCGGCGGGCGCAAGCTGCCTGGCTATCTCGGGGTGGACGCGGTTGCAGAGCGCACGGCTGCGGACATCGTGGCCAATGCGAACAGTATCCCGCTGCCTGATGGATGCGCATCCGAAGTGATGGCTATCCACCTAGTGGAGCACTTGCTCCCGTGGGAGCTGGATGCGACGCTGAAGGAGTGGCATCGTCTACTGGCCCCGGGCGGAAAGCTGGTGCTGGAGTTGCCCGACCTGATCAAGTGCTGCCAGAACATCATCAGCGGCCGGACCAAGACTGGTAAGCACCCTGACCAACTGGGGCTGTGGGGCCTGTTCGGCGATGACCGTCTGGAGGACCCCTTCATGCTGCATCGGTGGTCGTATACCTTCAGCACGCTGGCGCCGAAGGTCGAGGTGGCGGGGTTCAGGAAGATCAAAGAGCACGTCACACAGTTCCATCCTGCAGGCCGCAACATCCGCGACTTCCGGCTGGAGGCGGTGAAGCCATGATCACGCTGTTCTGCGGGTTCGACCCGCGCGAATCGGTAGGTTTTCATACCTTCGTTTCCAGCGTTCTCAAGCGCGCCAGCCAGCCGGTGTCCATCGTGCCACTGTCCGCCATGGGACTGCCAGAGGGCACCAACAATTTCACGGTCTCGCGCTTCTTGGTGCCGCACCTCATGGGCTACACAGGTCGGGCGATCTTCATGGACGCCTGCGACATGATCTGCCTTGGCGATGTGGCCGAGCTGGATGCTGAATTCGATGAGTCGAAGGCGGTGCAAGTCGTCAAGCATCCCGCCTACCAGAGCCAACATGCCCGCAAGTACATCGGCACCGATATGGAGTGCTACCAGTCCAACTATGACCGGAAGAACTGGGCCAGCGTGATGCTCTTCAACTGCAGTAATCCTGCCTGGTGGCACACCACGCCGGCCGCTCTCGCAAAAGCGTCGGCACTGGAACTGCTGACGTTCGCGGGCCTGGATGATGCCGACATCGGGGAGCTGCCAGCCGAGTGGAACGTGATGGTGGACGAAGGCCAGGACGATGCCGAAGCAAAGATCCTCCACTGGACTGCCGGCATCCCCACGTTCCGCCACTATCGCAACGCACGCCGCTCCATCGACTGGTTCGGGGAGCACAAGGCGATCAGCAGGGGGATGCAAGATGGTCGTTGAGTTCTCCATCCTTGGCCTGGACCCCATTCTGGAAAAGATGCGCTCCATCCCTGTGGAACTTCGTAAGAAGCCGGGACGATCGGCACTGGGATCTGCGGCGCGTGTGGTTGCCAACGCGGCTAAGCAAAACGCCCTCTCTATTGACGATGCACAGACTGGGCGCAGGATCGCGGACAACGTGACGCAGCGCTTCCGGTCGAGGTATTTCAAGCAGACCGGGGATCTGAAGATCAGCGTCGGTGTCGGGACTGAGAAGGGTCGGATTCCAAAGGGCAACCCGGACACTGGGGCCAAGGGCAACACCCCACATTGGCACCTTGTCGAGCTTGGAACGGAAAAGATGCGCGCCGAGCCATTTCTGCAGCCGGCCCTTGAACAAAACATCAGCAAGGCCACAGACACCTTTGTGGCCCAGCTCGATTTGCAACTCGACAAGATCATCAAGAAGCAGGGTGGAGCAACATGACGCCGCCTATCTTCGCTGCCGTCAATGTGCCGCCTGTTCAGGCGATCCTGAAGTCTGGATCAGGCCCTCTGCGCTTTTACTTGTTCGGAATGGCGCCGCAGGATGTGGCCTATCCCTACGCAGTCTGGCGTCAGGTATCTGGCACCCCAGAGAACTACATCAGCGACCGACCTGACGTGGACAGCTTCACGCTGCAGATCGAGGTCTATGCGAATCCATCGCAGGGCTCTGCAGTGACCCGAAGCATTGCGAACGCTCTGGCCACGGCCATTGAGGGCCACGCACATGTCACAGCATGGCTCGGAGAGAGCCGAGACCCAGACACCAAAAACTACGTCTCCCGATTCCAGTGCGACTGGTGGGTGAGCAGATAGGGTGCAAAATAGACGAGCCCGTGAAGTGCTACGAACACAACACAGGCCCTAACCAACCTACGAAAGGTCCGTAAATTGGCTGATGTGATTTTAAAGCGCTGCTGCACCTGCAAAGAGTTCAAGCCAACAGAAAATTTCCCGAAGAACCGATCCGAGAAGGATGGTCTGAAAAAGCGTTGCAAATCATGCAACAATAAGTCAAATAGGGAATATAGGCAAAGAAACCCAGAATCATCTGCCGCTAGTTCTCGTAACTGGGTGCTTCGAAACCCTGAGAGGGCCGAGGCAAATAGAAAAATATGGCTAGAAAAAAATCCAGGACGTCAATCGGAGCTGACAAGGATATGGCGGAAAAATAACTCTGGACGGCACGCAGAGAACATGAGACTTTACACAAGTCGTCCGGATGTTCGAATACAACGCACTATTAGGGAGAGAATTCGGCAGATGGTGATGGGAAGAAAGAGCAGAAAAACATTCGATCTTTTGGGTTACACCATAGATGATCTTAAGCATCACCTTGAGCTACAGTTCACTCACGGAATGAGTTGGGATAATTTCGGTGATTGGCACATTGATCACATTATCCCTCTGTCCAGCTTCTGCATCGAATCTGAGCTTGATCCAGAACTTAAGGCCGCATGGGACTTGTCAAACCTTCGTCCGTTGTGGGCTAAAGAAAATTTAGCAAAAAGCAGCAAGATTCTGACATTGCTGTAAAAGTACACAATCCAATACCAAAGGGCCGCTGAAGCGGCCTTTCCTTATTTCTAACCCAGGCCGCTCATGCGGCTTTTTTTACGAAAGGCCCATCATGGCAACGAAGACGCAAGGTACGGATCTTTTCTTTATTGACCCAGACAGCAATGCTGTTATGGATGTGGGATGCGTCACGTCTCTGGAGGGCATCGACAGCACCCGAGACCAGATCGAAACCACCTGCCTGAACAGCGCCGACCGTGAATATGTGGCCGGGCTAGGAACCCCTGGCACCGGAACATTCACCATCAACTTCGACCCGAGCAATCCGGTCCACCAGCGCCTGTATGCGTTGAAGCAGCGAGGCGATACGCTGAAGTGGGCTATTGGCATCTCGGATGGTCCCGCAAATCCTGATGGGACTATCACTATGCCGCCGACCGGAGTGGATAGCGACGGGGACTTCATCCTTCCTGACGAACGCTCGTGGATTTTGTTCGGTGGCTACCTCTCGTCCTTCCCGTTCAGCTTCGCGTTGAATGCTGTGGTGACCTCTGCCATCGGCATCCAGATCAGCGGATCTCAGATCCTCATCCCGAAGGTCGCGTAATCCATGGCAGAAAAGCTGAAAGGACTGGCGGCCCTGAAAGCCGCTGGCGCGATCCGCTCGAACGAGCCGGTGGCGGAAGCCGTGAAGTGGACGAATCGCGCAGGCGATGAGTTCGAGTTCGAGGTGCACTTTGCGCAGCTCGACTTCGGCACGGCCATGGACATGCAATCCGACGAGAACCAGGACCGCAAGGCTGCGTTCATCGGCCGCGTGGTGCTGGTCGAGGACGAGGCCGGCGCGCTGGTGCCGTTGGGCGCCGAAAACGCGCGCCGGCTCGATCCGCGCCTGGGCTTCGCCCTGGTGAGCGCATTCAACCGCTTGAACTCGGTTGAGCCAAAAAACTCACAGCCGCCGACGAGTTCCTCTGCGAACTCGTCCGAGGAGGAATCGGCGGCGACTCCCTCGCAGAAGCCAGAGGGCGCCTGAGCGTCAACGAGGTTGGTGTCTGGTCTGCCTACCGCCAGTTGCGCGGTCCGCTGGACCTTGGCATGCGCCTGGAGTACCTGTTCGCCATGTCCGACTACCGCATGCATGGGTTGATTCGGATGCTGGCGCAGGTGCTTGGAGGCAAGCCGGAAGAGATGCCGCCTTTCTCAAAGTTCATCAGGTTCCACGACATCCAAGAGCCCGCAGCGGAGCTTGAGGCAATCGCCAAAAAGCTCGGCGTGCCCTATGAGGTGCGCGAGAACAAGCACAGCAAGCGGGCCAGGCCCAAGGCAAGTTGACCAGCCACCTCCGGGTGGCTTTTTCATGGGTAACGCACTATGGCATCACGCAGCCTGGGCACACTTACGCTCGACCTGATTGCGAAGATCGGCGGCTTCACGGCCGGCCTGACGCAAGCCGAGCGCGAGGCCGACAAGAAGGCAAAAGCCATCGCCGCAAAGGCGAAGCAGATCCAAAAGGAATGGGATGCTGTCGGCAAGGCCATCGGCGGCGCCATTGCTGCCATCGGCATTGGCAGCATCTTCGCGAAGTTCATCGATGAGTCGCGCAACGCTCAGAATGAGCAGGCGCAGCTGGCGGCCGTCATAAAGTCCACCGGCCAGGCGGCGGGGTACTCGGCCCAGCAGCTGAACGAAATGGCCTCTGCCATCGCTGGCAAGAGCATCTTCAGCGAAGGCGACATCAATCGTGCCCAGACGCGCCTGTTGAGCTACACCAATGTCGTCGGCGAAGAGTTCCCCGAGGCGCTGCAAGCGGCCATTGATATGGCTACTCGCCTGGGCATGACAGTGGAGCAAGCGGCCGAGACTGTTGGCAAGGCACTGGACGTTCCTGCCGAGGGTTTGACCGCGCTCTCCAAGCAAGGCTTCCGCTTCACCGAAGACCAGAAAAAGCTGGTAGCCAGCCTGCAGGACACTGGCCGCACGGCAGAGGCCCAGAAGATCATTCTTGACTCGCTGAAGTCCTCCTATGGGGGTGCTGCGGAGGCCGCGCGTAACACCTTCGGCGGCGCCATCGCCGGCCTGCAAAACCAACTCAACTCGCTCATGACAGGCGACGATGGCAGCCTGGAAGGCACTACCAAGGCCATCAACGATCTGACGGACGTTCTTGGCTCCAGTGAGACAAAGCAGGCTTTTGCAACGTTTCTCACCGGGCTGGCGAACATCATTCGCCTGCTGGCAGAGGGTACTACTGCCTTCATAAACTTTGGGAAATTTGCAGGCGAGGCGATAGGTCGTGCGATAAACGGACCTGACAACCCTATAGAGCAACTCGATGGTCAGATATCCGGCCTGAAGCAGGAGATCATCGCGCTTGATAAGGAAATAGCGCGGCCGAGAAAATTTTCGGCAGGTTCAGGTTACGACGGCATAGATGACCTGCAGCAGCGAGCAGATTCTGCAAGGAAGCAGCTTATTGAGTTGCAAAAGACGCGCGCCGGGATCATCCAGATGGAGCTCAACGCGCCATCAACCCCCGCGCAAACCGGAACTTTACCGAAGCCTGGAAGAGTCGCTGTAAAGAAAACAGGCAGCGATGACGACACCAAGAAGCTTCTTGAAAACGAGCTCAAGGAGTTCCAGAGAATCATCACGGCCCAGACCGGACTGATGGCGGATCGCAACCGCATGCTGGACCTCTACAACAGCCAGGGTCTCATTTCTATCAAGGACTACTACGACGCCCAGCGCGCGATCATTGACGAGTCCACGGAGGCCCAGGTCAAGGCCTATGACGCACAGATCAAGGCTTTGCGGGACTACCAAGCCAACGCATCCAAGAAGACTGACCGCGCCGAAGCCGAAGGGAAGATCAACGATCTTTTGGACAAGCGCAGGAAGCTGCTGCAGGACTCTGGCCTTGCCCAGATCGAGCTTGACATCAAGCAGGAGCAGTCTAATAAAGACCTGGAAGATTCCCTGAAGAAGGTGAACGCCCAGCTGCTGGAGTTGCGCGGCCAGACCGCCGAGGCTGCCGCGATCAACTTCGACATGGCGAATGAAAAGATGAGGGATCTTTTCACTAACAACAATAGCCAAGAAGGAATAAAGGCGCTTGATGCGCTGAGAGAAAGCACTATTGCTCAGGCAAACCTAAATAAGCTGACGAAAGATTTCTCTGTCATCACTGCTGACCTTTCTTTGATGGAGCAAAGAATAGCTCTAGATAGAGAGAATGGTGCTATAGGAGAGCTTGAAGCACTGCAGAAGACTGGGGAGGCAAGAAGGGCAAAAATCGCACTTCTTCAGGAAGAGATAAATAAGTACCTTCAAATTCAGCAGCTGTCAGGTCTCAACGATGAGCAGAGACAATCTTTCGAGAGGCTTCAATTCCAACTTGAGCAGCTAAATTCTGTAATAGATCCTGTTGCGTCTCGTATAAATACAGTGGTTAACGATGCCGCAGGGGATCTTTTCAATGACCTGATAACTGGATCAAAAAGTGCAAAGGAAGCATTTGAAGATTTCGGGAATTCTATATTCCGAGAGATGACTTCATTGATCTCTAAACAGCTTGGGAAGGACTTGATGGAATCTTTGTTTGGAGGCTCAAGCGGGTCTGGAGGAATAGGCGGATTGTTCTCCAGTCTGTTCGGCGGGGGTGGTGGCGGCAAGCCATCAGGGGGTGGCTTCTTCGATTTCCTCGGCGGACTCTTTGGAGGCTTCCGCGCCAACGGCGGCCCCGTCCAGGCCGGCAAGTTCTACGAAGTGAACGAGAACGAAAACGAGCTTTTCACCCAGGGTGGGCGCACCTTCCTGATGTCGTCTGGTGGCGGTCGCGTGGACCCGATTCGGGGCGGCATGGGCGGCGGCTTCAACCAAGTCATCAACTTCAACCACCAAGGTCGGATTGACCGTCGCACGCCGGATCAGATCGCGAATGAGACCAGGCGCCGCACAAACACTGCAGTAGCGAGGCTGAGCTGATGGCATACCTTGACGCATACCTTCAGCCATGCCCTGGCTTTGGCTGGCAGGGCGGCCCTGAGTTCAACACTCGGATCGTTGACTTAGCCAGCGGGCGTGAGCGGCGAAATGCTGATTGGGCGCAAGCCCGCCACAAGTACGAGGCGCCGTTCAACAACATCTCGCGCGACGCGTATCGGAACGTGAAGCAGATGCACATGGTCTGCAAGGGCCGGCTGAACTGCTTCCGCTTCCGCGACGAGTTGGACTACACGGCGGCCAATGACGTGTTCGGCTTCGGGGATGGCGTGGCCACGGTGTTCCAACTGGGCAAGGTCTCCACCATTGACGGCATCAGCTACGACCGCGAGTGCTTTGCCATTCTTGGCGGTGCATCCGTGACGGTCGATGGCGCGGCATCCTCGCCGACCATTGACCTGCTGCGCGGCATCGTGACATTCGCATCTGCGCCGGCCGATGGCGCAGTGCTGCGCTGGTCCGGTGAGTTCGATATATGGGTGCGCTTCGACCAGGACTACCTGCCTTTCTCGATCGACAACAGCGACGGCGGAGACCGGCGCTACATCAACGGCAGCATCACGCTGTTGGAAGTGCCGCCGCCTGAGCCGGAGGGGACCTGATGCCCAGAGTGATACCCATTGCCCTTCAGCAGCATCTGGACCAAGACGCCACTACCGTATGCCTTTGTGTACGCATCGAGCCTGTGGCGCCAGGCTATGCGCCATTCGGCTTGACAACGCTGGACCGAGACTTGATCGCCGAGTTGGATGGTGACAGCAACGGCTCAGGTTTGATGACCTACCGCGCCGCCATTGGGTTGGACTCCAGCGCGCGCGTGAGCAGCTCGGACATGGCCGTGGACAACGCCGAGGGCACAAGCCTTGTGCCGGAGTTCGACGTGCCGGTCTCAGAGCGCGACCTTGTTGCTGGCGCCTACGACTATGCGCGGTGGACCAGCTACCTCCTCAACTTTGAGGACGTCACGCAGTTCGTGGAGCTTGCGCGAGGTGAGCTGGGCCAAGTCCGTGTGTCCCAGGGCATGTCTTTCACCTTCGAGATGTTGGGCCTGACAAAAAGGCTCAAGCAGACGATTGTCGAAAAGGACTCCCTGCGCTGCAGGGCCATCTTCGGCAGCCAGCCGCTGGGCACACCTGGCGCGGTGACGACGCAGCGCTTCCCCTGCGGCTTCGATGCTGAGCCGTTCTGGACTGCCGGCGCGGTGGTGTCCGTGGGCGAGGAAAACACCATCAGTTTCGAGACCGATTTGGTCTATGCCGATGGCTTCTTCAAGCCCGCCATGCTGCGCTGGATCACGGGGTCGAACGCCGGCCGAACCTACGAGGTCGAAGAGTTCCTGGCGCGCGTGGCCACGCTCACGTTTCCATCCATGTTCCCCGTAGAGGTTGGCGACACCTTCGAGATCAGGCCCGACTGCACGAAGTGGAAAGACGGAGATAACGGCTGCAAGCAATGGTGGGGTGCCGACTGGGTGCTGCACTACCGTGGCGAGCCCTATATCCCGGTGGGTGACACCGGCCAGATCAACGCCCCAGGGGCCAGCATATGAACGCGCTCGTTGACTCTGCCCGCAAGTACGTGGGCGTGCCATTCCGGCATCGCGGGCGCAGCGCAACGGGCCTGGATTGCGCCGGCCTGGGCTGGATCGCATACCGCGACCTCGGTATCGAACTTCCAGACGTGCGTGCCTACGGCCGCGAGCCCTTCAAGAACGGGCTGATGGAAGGGCTGCGCGCGGCTCTGGGCGATCCCGTTGATGACGGCCCACAGCCTGGCGATGTCGTCGTCATGCGCTTTGACAAAGACCCGCACCATGTCGCCCTGATCGCTCAGGCGCCCTATGCGGACGAATTGACCATGATCCACGCTGACAGCATGCACGGCTGCGTCGTTGAGCACCGGCTGTCTGATGACTGGCGCGCGCGGATCGTTTGTGTGTATCGGAGGCCTGTGTAATGGCGCGACTCGCTCTACCCTTCATCGGCTTGGCAATCGGCGCGGCGATTCCCGGCATTGGCGCGAGCTATGGCTTTCTGGCGGGCAATCTGATTGGCAACCTGTTTCCCCAGACCGTTCGCGGCCCCAGCATTGAAGAAGGCGCGGCCCAGACAACGCAGGAAGGTGCGCCGCGCGCCATCGTGTATGGCACGGCAATGGTTGCCGGAAACGTGATCGATGCGGGGAAGACGCGCAGGATCAAGAACAAGCAGAGCCAGGGCAAGGGCGGTCCGTCAGTTGAGACCGAAGCCCTGTTGCGCACATATGCAGTACGTATTTGCGAAGGTCCCATCGCGGCCGTTCTGATGGCCAAGAAGGACGGGAAAATTGTCTATGACATCAGGCCTGGGTCGAATTTTGGCGACGACAATGCCAAGTTCCTGGCCGGCTGCCGGATTTACCTTGGCGACGAAGACCAGCTGCCAGATCCGGACCTTGAGGCAATCCGCGGCGTGGGTGAGGTGCCTGCACACCGGGGCAGCGCATACATCGTGTTCATCGATGATGACGTGACGGACCGGCGCGGGTCGGTGCCGCAGTATGAGTTCGTGGTGACGCAAAGCGCGACGCCCGCAGGAGATCCAGATGTTTCTGGACTGACGCTGGAGTCTCGCAATACCTACCTCAATCTTTCCGGCAGTGGCTATCCCTATGCGATCACACACCGGGACATGGGATTTGGGACTCAGGACCAGGTCATTGAAGGCGGCTCATACGATGTCACGACATGGCGCGAGGGTGATTTCACCAAGCCCCAGATCAACTCCTGGACTAATGCCGGGGACGGCTGGTTTGACAAGCGCATGTTTGTGCTTGCCGCCACTGATTCTGGAGTCGCAATTTGCTACGGCGCAAACGGCAATGCGCTCAACATCTTCAAATCTGGATATCTGACCGGCTACTACGTCCCGTGGCCTGGGGAAAAGCTTGGGTGGATGGGGGAAGAGGGCGAGTTGGCGCCGGTCCGCAAGGGCGGAAACATCTGGATCAGCGGCAGCGATTGGTACATCTGCTCGAAGCGGCCTGATTTCATCGACCCCTCCGACAATGGCCACATCCTCTGCAAATTCACGTTCGCAGACGGCACGCGCGATGTGCCAGTTGTTGCTGCCGCGTATGTGCATGAGCCTGGTGTCTTCGGCGACATGTCCATCCACCTGAGCCGCGGCGGGAAGATCCGCAAGTTGACGGATGCAACCCAGATCAGTAGGTACTCATCCGGCCTTGTGTTTGAAGGCCTGGAGCCGATTCCGCCAGGCCTTGCCTCGGGCAGCAATACCTTCGCATTCGGCGTGGACGAGCCGCGTGATTTGTTTGCGACGCTGACATTTCAGAGTGCTTCTGTCGCTCTGTTCCGCGTGTTCCGGCACTCGACTCTAGCGCTGCTCTACAGCACCACGTTGGCAGGTCCGCAGGACAATGTGAGCCGCATTGTTTTTGGCGACGATGTGATCTATGTGCAGTACGGTCTGCGCGTCTACAAGATCCAAGACCAGGGCACCATCGGTGGTGGAGATCTGCTGTCAAACATCGTTGCCGACATCCACGCGCGCTGCGATATCCCTGCGTCCGCCTACGACGTTTCCGAATTGACGGACAGCGTGGACGGCCTGGTGCTGGCAAGCGCTGGCTACTCGGGCGCCGATGCTATCGGGACTCTGCGCGTGCCGTACTTTTTTGACCGCGCTGAGTGGGGCGGCAAGATGCGCTACCCCAAGCGCGGCAAGCCGACAGTGGCCACGATCACTCTGGACGATCTTGTCGAAGAGCCCGACGAAAGCGAGCGCCAGGCGCAGATCGAGTATCCGCGCAAGTACCATCTCACCTACCAGTCTGCAGCTGTCAACTACGAGGCCGCACAGGCCACAAGCGACAGCTCTTCGCCCGACGTTCGGGTCACGGGGGAATCTGCGCTGCAGGTGCCAGTCGTGCTGACGCCGGCCAGGGCGGCAGAAATAGCGGCGATCCTGCACAAAGTCAGCCGCGCAGAAGCAAACGGAGAGGTCAAGTTCTCGCTGCCAGACAGCTGGCTGCGCCTTGTGCCATCGGACTGCATTGCACTCAACCTGCGCGGCACCTCTCGCCGCCTGCGGATCGACAACATCGAAATGTCCGGCGGCATCATGCAGATCACGACGCATGTGGACCGCAGGAGCGCATACGCATCGACCACGGGCTATGTCCCGCTGCCAGACCCGACGCCTCCCGTCTCCAGCGTGGTCGGTGAGACAGTGCTTGCAGTGCTGGACGTGCCTGCCCTGCGTGACGATGACGACGCGCTCTACTACTACGCTGCCGTGACCGGCGACCGGCCGGCATGGCGGGGCGCTCAGCTGCAGCGCAGCCTCGATGGCGGTGCATCCTATGCAAACGCGCTCGACATCAATTTCCCGGCGACGCTGGGCCAGCTTGTGGAGGCCCTTCCTGCGGCATCGCCCTGGTACACCGACCGCACGAATTCCGTCGTGGTGGACCTGGTGCGTGATGGCGACAGCTTCGATGACATCACAGATGCGGCGTTTCTCGCGCGCGGGGGTGCTTTGGGGATCAAGTTTGCGGATGGGTCGTGGGAGGTGGCCCAGTATCGCGATGCAGAGCACATCAGTGGCAGGCGCTGGCGCTTGAGCACGCTGCACCGTGGCCAGCTCAACACGCCCTCTGGCGAGCATTCGGTGGGGGCGCAGGTTGTGCTGCTTGACGATGTGAGCCGCGTGTCTGCGCAGTCCGCCTGGCTGCAGAGTGTGCTCACGCACCGGGCGCCAAGTTTTGGCGGCAGCGTCGAGAGCGCGGAAGCGCAAGACATGCTCTATGCGGGCCGCGCCCAATTGGAGTGGCCTGTGGCATCGCTTGCGGCTGCTGTTGATGCTGGGACGCTCTCAGCGTCGTGGGCGCCACGGCATCGCTTTGGCTCCGATGTCTCGCCGTTGGCATCGCTCAACTTCCAGGGCTTCCGGGTATCTATCAGCGATGGTGCGACGACCCTGGAATTTGACACGACGGACACCGCGATCACGCGCGATGTGTCGGCCATGACTCTGCCGATCACGATCACAGTGGCCGCGCTCAACCGCATCACCGGCCCCGGGCCGGCAACTACAAGGAACATCACAGCATGAGCGATCCAATACTGCCCTTTGCCGTCTGGGCGGCTGGCACCAATCAGGCGAGCATCCCGGCCAACGACAACTCGCTGCGCAGCGAGATCCTTGCGGGCCGCGTCATCAGCAAGACCACAACCGCGCAGCCGGCAAGTCCTGCTGATGGCGCGATCTACATCATCCCCAGCGGCGCCACGGGGGCGATGTGGTCCACGTTTACGGAGGGTGATCTTGCGATCTTCCGGGGCGGAACCTGGCTGGCATACGCCCCGGTGTCCGGCGTGGTCGTCAACATGCTTGGCTCGCAGCAACAATGGGACGGGTCGGCCTGGAATGACCTGGGCGGCAGCGCTGCAGGTGCGCCGACTGCAACGGTGTCGGGCACTTCGCACGACATCACTGCAGCGGAGGTCGGCAGCTACCTGCGCTTCACAGCTACGACCGCAAAGACGTGCACTTTCCGACCAGAGTCCACGGAGGCCCTGCCCGCGGACGGGGAGTGGCATGTGCGCAATGCCGGTGCCGGAGATCTGACCCTCACCCCAGGCTCTGGCGTCACTCTCAATGCGCCGTACGGCGGAACGCTCGTGGTGCCGCCGCAGGGCACAGTCACGGTCAAGCGCGTGGCCTCCGATGCGTTTGATGTGATGGGAGTGACAACGTGATCCCCGGAATCACCGCCTCGGGCGGCCCGCTTTTTTGGAATCCAGGGCGCATGGCGATTCCGCCGTCGATCTGGCTGGATGACAGCACAGCTGTTACCAATGTGTCTGGCTATGCGAGCTTGTGGGCAAGCAAGGGCACGGCCAGCGGGGGATATGGGCAAGCCGATTCCTCGCGCCGGCCTCAGATCATCTCCACCGGGCTCAACGGGCTGCGCACGCTGAAGCATGACGGCGTTGACGATTACCTTGGTAGCGGAGACACGGCTCTGCTCAATGCGTTCCGCGCTCGCAGCTCAGGCTGGATCTTCGCTGTTGTGCGCAAGCAGGCAATCGATGCGGGCGGGGAAAACCGCAACATCGTCTCAAACGCGCCTGGCAATGCGGCCGGCGGCGGCCGGCTTACGCTCGGCATCATCGGCAACAAGCCGTACCTTTACAGCGAGAGATCTGATGGGGCCGCTGGTGCGCTGCTCACTTCGACCATTGACATGGGTACGGACTGGCGCATCTTGTATGTGCAAGCCAACTGGTCTGCAGCGACTGCGGAGATTGACATCGACGGCGAGACAGATGTGACCAGCACATCATTCGGCACAACTGGCACCAGCTCGGACACGGTGGCGTACTACCCTGCAGGCATAGGAGCCTTCGTGGGTTCGCCACCCGTGGTTTTCGCAGACGTGGAATGTGCAGCCATCCTGCAGTGCGGCAACGGCCTGCCATCAACGGACGAGCGCGACAAGCTCGCCGGTTGGGCTGCCTGGCGATACGGGCTGGAGGGCAATCTTCCGGTGGGGCACCCCTACAAATCTGCGCCGCCCTGACCAAGGCGACCGCCACACCAACCCGCTTCGGCGGGTTTTATTTTTAGCAAAAAACAGCCTGGAGGATGGCGAATGAAAAAATGGGTTCTTGCACTTCTGGCACTGATTGGCGTGCACCAGAGTCTCAGTGCACAGCAGAAACAGGATCTTGTGGGGGCAGCGATCTTTACCGCTCCGAGTGTGTCAGCTGGGGGAGGATTCCGGCTCGCGCAACTTTCCATGAGTGAGTGGCTTGTTGTTGCCTCAATAGGCCTTGTTGTGCTGCAGTACATGTACCTGATCTGGAAGTGGCGCCGCGACTACAAGCGTCAGCTGCAGCGCGAGGAAGACCGCGCAAAGCTCAACGGCATGGCTCGCTACCGGCACTCGCATGAGCCGGATACGGACCTGGGGGCGCTATGAGCAAGATCCCAGCATTCCTGACTAGCCGGCTTGCGGCCCTGGCCATCCTGGCTGGCCTGGGCGGCACTGGCGCCTACGTGGCGCAGCAGGCCGGCGACGAGGCTCTGCGCGACCAGTATGTGCAGACCGTGGCGGCAGATCCGAGCACCAGCAACGCGGTCAAGGTGGTCATGGTGCTGGGCCAGTTCTACGAGTCCTCGGGCAAGCACATCGGCACGCCCTATATCGACAAGCTGGGGCGCGGGCAGCCGCTCACGGTGTGCAACGGCATCACCGGCCCGGACGTGGTTGCCGGGCGCTACTACACCCCCTCTGACTGCTACTACCTGGAGCGCGGGCGCTACCTTGCGGCTGAGCAAGAGGCGCGGCGCCTGTTCACACGCTGGGCCAGCTATGACCCGTTCGTTCAGGGGCAGTTTCTGGACTTTGTGCACAACAAGGGAGCCGCTGCCCTGGCCAGCAGCACGCTGCTGCGCAAGGCCAATGCCGGCGACTTGGCCGGCGCCTGTCGCGAGAACACGCGCTGGAACCGTGGCACGGTGGGTGGCGTGTCTACCGTGCTGCCGGGCCTGAAGTTGCGCGGCGACAGCAACGCCGAAATTTGCCTTGAATGGAGGTCCGGCTCATGATCCCCGCGCTCTACACCCATCTGGCCGCCGCCGGTGCGGCCCTGGCCATCGGAGCGGCTGGCGCCTGGTGGGTACAAGGCCAACGCTACGGTTTGCAGATCGAGCAGTTGCAGCACCAGCAGACCAGCGCAGCACTGGTTAGCACGCAACAGGCCGTCAAGGACATGGCCGGATTCCAGAAAGGTCTGACTGATGCACTCGCAACCTTCCAAGCAACGGGGCAGCGCAACGCGGCCGCGCAGCAGGATATGGACCGCAGCCTGCGCGAGCTGCGCACTGCTACTGCAGGCATGCGGGGCGACTTTGCAGGCCTCCCCGAGCGCATCGCTGGAGCTGCCCAGCCCGCCGTCGCTCAGTACGCCTCAACCTGCACAGCCGTACTCCAAGAGCTGGCAGAGCGAGGTGGACGCATGGCAGAGCGCGGTGCAGACATCGCGCGAGCGGCTGATGGCCACGCCGCTGACGCCGCGCTGATGCGGGATGCCTGGCCCAAGATGGCACGCTGACGGATCGGGCCGGCAGCGGCCGGAAGGAGCCGGCGCCGGCCGGCAACCCAAATGCAAAAAGCCCCTCGGCGCCTTCATGGCTGCCGAGGGGCTTTTGTCGTTTCGACTCGAATCACTGCTGCGGGTTTAAATCGTCGCAACGTGTTCCCTAACTGATTGCTAAGTGATTGATTTTATTTCCCGATATTTCCACTATCCACAGGAAAAATATCCTGTTGTCAAATCTGCGCAAGTTGTTGATTTTAAAGTAAATTATTCTGTGGATAGTGGAAATGTGGGGGCATGTTGCCGGTGCAGACCATGAGGATTCTTTTCCTCTTTGTGGCTGGCCTGCTGCCAGCTGACTGTTCCCGAATCTGTTCCATAAACCTCCCTGTGGGTAACGGGCTTCACGACATCTCGATGGCCTGCGATGCCAAGGCGCTCGCCGGCATTTTCCACGCCCCGCACCTGATCTGCCGGGCCGCTTATGCTGCGCCCATGGTGGAACTGCTTTGTTTCTGGATGACCCGGGTGGGTGCGGCCCTGCTGGAGTTGCGGTTGCTGCGCAGCAGCGACGGCGGCTTCAGGGTGATGCTCATCACGGCGGCCATCGTGGTCATCGTGTGCCTGGCGTTGCTGTCCTTCTACGCCTGA